CAGATTGTGTGATAAAAAAAACCCCAACCTTTCGATTGGGGATGTCAGGACAGGACTCGAACCTGCAAATCTGAGTCTATCAATTATCTTGATTTATTACCAATAATTGAATGAACCCACGCTTTAACCCAATTTCGCCACCTGACTGTGTGTTTTTAATACAATAACAATCTGAATTTACCAAATGCAAATGACAGAGTTGTTTTAAGGGTACCATTGTGGTACATTTTGTCTTTTCTGAATCCAAAGTAGTTACTTGAATGTTTTACTAATGTTGCTTTCATATTGTTTATTTTTAGTAGTCAGGATGTAAAGATAAAACGTTTATTTGATATTATCAAATTTCTTTGTATTTTATTTTGAGTTGTCTTAGACTTGTCATTAAAAACAATTCTCTTGTGTTTGTTGAATGTATCCCTCTGTAAGAATACACACCATTACCCATGTAATTAGCAAACTTTGCAAAATTGGGATAATACAATTTATTTATGTCCACATCTTTTGGGACAAGACTTTCCAAATATGTAATTCTTTTTTCCATATTATTTTTTTTAGTGTCTTTTAAGATAACTCAATTTATTTGCAATGCGTTGAAATGCATTATTATCATATTCAATTTCTTTTTCCATCGCCACAATACGTTCTTTCAACGCCTCAATATGTTTTTGATAGGATTCAACTGATGTCCTGTTTGTATCTCTTTCAACAATATAAATTAAAATACAAGTAATGTTTGATATTATTAATATAATTTCAAGTAATGTCATTGTGTTGTGTTTTAGAATGTAAAGGTATAATGTTTATTTAATTTTACCAAATTTATTTTAGTTTTAGTTTACCATCAACTAATTCTACTTCCCATTCTGTTTTGGGTTGAATATGCCTTAAAGCTTCTGTTACTGTATGCGTTTTTACATATTTATAAAACTTCATCAAATCCTCCTCTGTATATTTCTTCTCCTTGTTATCTTCAAGGGCTTCTTTGTAACCTTCTATGTAGCATCTTCTCTCTTTTGCATTTTCATCATATAGTCTTGATGGTCCACTTCCCACCCAAAATTCTGATTTTGGATATTTTTTTTCTCCTTTCTTCTCCACATCCACCACACCAAGAAGTTCTTTTACTTCTGATAAAGGAATATAATAAACCTCATTCCAATCTATGTTTGTTGAATGGGTGATTTTTTTAGGTAATGGCTCAGTTTTTAATACCTGACCGAACCATTGGTGTATACCGTCCATAGAGTACACCCAGCCCCCAATTTCAGGTTCTGAATCATCCATTACGATGTAATGGTCTTCAGATAGTTTTTTCATTATCATTTTAATCTATTTAGAATATAAAGGTATAATGTTTATTCCGTTCCACCAAATAATTTCTGATATTTTTTTTGTGCCGATTTTTCATTTATGGCAATAATTTCTTTCCCATTGATATTGAACACTTGACATCCTTTGGGAATGATTTTCTTTGGCGGTGTCATATCAATATCTTCAGGGCGAAGATTGTTTCTTCCCCATTCTGATGGCATATCGTATTGTGATGCCATTGCCATGATTGTTGCAAGTGCAGTTATTGATTTCATATTATTTCAATTTACCAAAACTTTCTCAAAGTAAAAAACAAACTACATATGTAAAGAGTCGAGAAAATAACCATTGACAGAAGTAACACCAATTCAATCCAATCTGAATCTGTATTTTTAACTTCCAAATAATTTTTGATAAAAAGAGAAATAATTGGGAGAAGGCAATTTGTTGTGAATACACTAAAAAATAAATCCCATTTTTGTCCACTTGTAAGTTCTTTTTTCATATTTTTTCATTTACAATGATAGGTAATACAATGTTGTCCATCCACAACAAGCGACAAACATACAGAAATTTGCTTCATTGATATCATTTGCCGTCACTTTGTTAACACCTTTATTACTGATTTCATGAACGCCCCATGAAAACAATTTACCAATAAAGAAAATTGTAAGAATAAGGCTCAGAAAAAAAATAATTGCTTTTAAGATTTCCATGATATGTTATTTTATGTAAAGGTAATACGTTTATATTAAACTGCCAAATTTATTTTACAGTAACTTCTACAAGTATTTCTTTGTTCATATCAAATTATTTAGAGTGTATTCAATTGCAGCTTCATATGCTTCTTTTGGCGTTTTGTAATTTGTATGATAATTTTCGTCATTTAATTTTTTCATATACTCTTTAACCCTCTCTTCATGGTTTCTATATGCCAAAAAATAGAATATATCAAAGCCTTCTCCTTCGATATCAACATCAATCCAAACTCCATATTTCTCATACAACCACATCACAACATCTGCAATGGTTGGGCTTACAGGCATATCAATACCCATATCAAGAAGTAGTTTATCTAATTTTGGACTTACAGGTGTGTTCATACTATTTCACTTATTGTTACCTCTATAAAAGAAGTTTGTTTTAATAGATTAGTTTTCATTCTATTTGCTTTGATTAATGTGCTACACTTTTGAAATTTATAAATAGGTCTCCATTCAGGGTTAGTTCTATCCCAAATTATCCAACTTACTAAATACTTCATTTTGTTTATCTTTAGGATATAAAGGTAATACGTTTATATCAATCTACCAAATTTATTCTACACTTTTATTTATACGATAATAATTCATTTCACTTTTTTTCACCCACTGTTCAGCGGTTTTTTTGCTCAATGTCACCCCATGAAATCTGTCAGGCGTTCTATGACCTTGCAGAAACCCAATAAATGTTGGCTGATTGAACTCTTTTTCATACAACTCATAAATTGTTACCGTCTTTTTCATTTCGTTTGTTTTAGAATATAAAGGTAATACAATTATCTGAAACGGACAAGAATAGGATAAAATTTATTATGTAAAAAATCCCTCCTTTTCAAAAGGTCTGTTGTCATATATCCAATGGAATCATGTTTATGTTGGATGTCTTCTGCTTCAGCAACATCCTCATCAGTACCAAATGTTTTGGCGAGTAATAAGACATTCTCCGAATGGTCGTTATTTGACTCATTCTTTTGATACTTATTCCAAACTTTATTAATTGTTTTTTTATCCATTGTGTTTATGTTTAGAATACAAAGATAAAACGAATATTTGAATCTACCAAATTTTATTTGAATTTATTTTCTGTAATTTCTTTGGCAGTAATACAAAACCCCCAGTGTTGAAACACCAGGGGATAGTACATCAATAACCACAACAAATTACACAGAACACAAATGTACGTAATACGATGCCAAACAACATTGTGGGTTAACAACAAAAAACCCCCATCCTTTTCGGATAGGGGTATAACAAACAAAACACAAACTATTTTACATAACACATTCCGTCCTCAATGGCATCCTCCTCCGAGTAGAATCCCCAACATGAATGTACTTCAACATCATCCCCGTCCTCATCCAATTCCTTTTCAAATACCCTCACACCGTACACTTCACCCCGAAGGTATTGGTCATATTCCTCCACTTCATTTTTCAAGTAACCCTCAACCCTTTCTTTCAGTTTTTTGGTTACAATCTTTCCTCCATATTCTTCCAACATTTTCTTTTTGGAAATGAATATGAATCCGATTTGTCCTGAATCCCATGGACATGAGAAAGGACTTGTGGAAATTGTTATTCCTCCGTGGTCATAAAGATACAAGGGAAGGATAACCCCGACATTCTCATTTTTGATAATGGCTTTCTCCATTTCATCCCAACCTTTGTAGTCATTGGAATCGTAGTCATGTTTATCACCCAATGAATAACGTCTATGGAAACACACCATTGTTCCCAAATTGTCGTTCTCACGGGGATTGTAAGGACATTCGTCATAAAAGGTACGAATAATGTGGTTACCGACAACCTTTTCTGTAATTACTTCTCCCATATAAATTTGATTTAGAATACAAAGATATAATGTATTTTTGAAACTACCAAATTTTAATCAGATTTATTTTTGGAAACTTCTTTGGCATGTCCGTGTACTACGAACTCATCTGAATTCGTTTACCTTGACAATATTTTCGAGTACCTTGATATGGTTTATGTTTGAATCAATGATACCGTTCTGTTCTTGTATTACTTCCTTTTGGGTCTTAATCATGTCTTCCTGAGACTGTATCATACTATCCATCCTATTAATCGTTTCCGTATTGAGGACTAACATTTCGTCCTTTATACGTATCAAATCGGATTGATGTTTGATTATTTCGATATTACTTTCATTTATGTTTTGTAGGAACATCAATTCCTCCTTTTGTTTTGTGTATTTATCCCATATCGCGCCAAGGAATATTAATGGGGTGAGGATGATGATGATTAAGAAAAATGTGGTCATATTGTTTTTGTATTACTGCCAACGAATAATCAAATATAATAAAAAAAGGGGGAATTACCCCCCTTTGTTTTAGTTTTTGACGATGTACTTCACCCCACCCATCGACATCTGTTTGATGTTCGATATTTTCGGTGTGATAACTTCCACCTTCCTGTCCTGTTCCTGTTTTTGACTCTGATACTTCTTTACAAAGAATTGTTTCATCAATCCCTCATCTTCCTTGGTCATGGGAAGGTCATTGAAGGAATAGGACACAATCGGTTTCACTTCCACAAAATACTCAAGATTGAGGTAGTGGACACTTTCCGTCTTATCGTCCAACAGAACGAGGGGAGAAATGTGATGTTTACCTTTGGGTTTCTCTGTAACAAAGTCGGGGGTCAACCCTTCTTTCTTTTCATTGGAACGTACCCTTTTTTCGTAGTCCATGAGGAGTTTGTAGTTCCGTGAGGAAAGTTTTTTCACCTTCCCGATGAACGGGTTACCCGTCTTATTCATGGAAGGTTCGGTTTCCATCACTACATTCACAAAGTCGGACTTGAGGTCAACCGTTACCCCTACCTGAAGGAGAATGTTGGTCAGTTCCGTGGTCGTTACTTCTTTAACATTCACGGACTCTTGTACTTGATAATCTGTAACCATAATCGTTATTGATTTAGGATACAAAGATATGTGACATATTTGAATCCACCAAATTTTATTCAATTTTATTTTTGAGAATTTCTTTGGCGCGATGTAGGGGAAAAAGAAAAAACCCAACCTTTCGGTCGGGTCGTTCCTTTTAGTAGTCCGAATCTTTGATGGGTTTCGGGAATCCCAAAAACTCATGGAGTGGTTTGGGGATGTTCACATTCCTTTCAAAACCAAAATCATCATCCAAGTTATCCAAATTCCGATGGAACGTTTCGATGTACATAATTTCATCTTTGGGGTCGTCTTCATCGACAATTCCGATTGTATGGATGGGTACACCCACTTCCATGTTCGGAACGTCATCAAAGAAGGTAATCATACCTTGTTTAATCAGTTCCTGAATCAAATCCCGAACCAATTCGGGAGTGTAATCTTCCCGTCCATTTTCGTTCACACGATAATTTACCAACTCTTTACCTTTGAAGGTCAGAACAAGGTCACGATGGGGAAGTCTGAACCCTAACCACATTTTTGACAGTACATTCATTTCCGATTGATTTAGGACACAAAGATATAATGTATATTTGAATTTACCAAATTTATTTTTTAAATCTTCTTTGGCAGGTCGGATATAAAAAAAAGGGGATTTCCCCCTTATTTTATTTTTTCTATGTAGTCCATAAGGATTTTAACATATTGTTTGGTATCCTTTGGTCTTGATATGTACCATTCTAAATTACCCCGATAATACCAAATGTGATAATAATTATCACGTTGATGAATAAATTCCATGTGATATTGAAACCTGAAAAACTTTTTGGATATCAATCCATTGTTTCTATTGTAGACTTCAACCCAATAACCTACATAGTAGTCTTTTGTTCCGATATCGTCAAGGAGAAAACGAACATACCTTGTTTCATCCAAATTCATGATACCGTCCTTATCGTACCACGATATTCCTTTTACCCCTTTGAAAATACTTTCGTTCACTGATTTGAAAATGTCTGTCATATGTTTTGATTTAGGATACAAAGATAAAACAGATATTTGATACTACCAAATATTAGACCAAGTATTTTTGAATAATGTTCGTTGGCAGGTTGTGTAACAAAAAAAGGGGTGGTTCCCCTTTTCTTACACTTTGAATGGAAGATTGGTATTGAGGATGATGTGTCCTTGTTTTTTCAAACTCTCACAATGTTTCTCTAACATAGTCCGACCAACTATACTCTCACATAACTGACTAATTGTAATTAATTTACCTCCACTTTTGAACGAACTGATTCTGTATTGGTTTTTTGTACCGAAACATACACCTTTCTCAAAGTACTTCTCCATCTTCTTCTTATTCTTTTGTTCCAACCACTCTTCAAATAACGTATCCACTACGTTCTCCAAATCACTCTTCATTATGAAGTCCTCACGTCCCTCATTCTTGTACACAATGTCAGGTAGTGTCTTACAATATTCTTCCATCTCTATGAACTTATCTTTGGTTTCCACACCAATCCATTGACAATATGTACTACCACCATGTCCATCGTTGGAACAAAACCCTACCTTTTTATTGTCGAAGTAGATGTCTGCCTGAAAACAATTTGTCTCTTCAGAATTCCACTCCGAAAACTTGATGTTTTTTAATTTAATTCTACTCATTTTGTTTTGATTTAGGATACAAAGATAAAACAGACATTTGATACTACCAAATTTATTTCAGATTTATTTTTTTAATCTTCTTTGGCAGGTTGGAGGGGAAATAAAAACCCCCGACCTTTCGGTCAGGGGAATTTATCTTATCCACCGATGTAGGCTACCCCTTGTTCGGTATCAATCTCACATTTGATTTTTGAGTTTTCATCCATGTTCTTCAGGATTTCGTTGAGGAGTTCGATTTTCATCACCCTCACGTACTCACCGTGATTCTTGTTGAACTTCACATAAGAATAAATGTGACTAACATTTTTCAGTTCTTTGATTACATCTTTTACCAACATAGTTTTTGTTTTTTGTGAATACAAAGATATAATGGATATTTGAGACTACCAAATATTTTTGTACTTATTTTATTAATATATTCTTTGGCACCGTGAATATATTTAAAAAAAATTCCCCGTTTTATTGGGGAATTTATATTTATTCTGACACTTCAATTAATGTTGGTTGACTGACCACCATCACACCATCATCCGATATCATCGTGGGAGTTTTTTGGATGTAGTAATTTATATTCACCACATTTTGGAACCCCTTCCCTGACTTAAATGAGAGACTTATATAGTCGTCTGTGTCCGATTCATGATAATCTACCACCACCATCGTTTTAACCCGATAACCGTCCTCTGAGACCTTCACAACAAGTTTGTCGATAATCTTTTGTGTCTTCACAAACTTATCGAAAAATTCATCGTCATTACTTCCATCATTTTTTGGTAAATCTTTATGACAGAAGGATATCGTATCGTCTTCATCAAGTGCCAAGAGAATTACCTTGTTCTTCACCACTCCATTCTTTCGATACTCTTGAATGACTTGTTTCTCAACAACTTTTTTCAGAACTTGATACATTTAATTTTATTTTATTTGTGGGTACAAAGGTATTACAATATATTGATTCTACCAAATTTTGAGATGTGTATATGACACGAATATTCTTTGGCAGGTAATACGTGGACAAAAAAAAGGGAGGATTTCTCCCCCCTCTTGTATTACTCTTGGAATAGTTTTGTCATCATCCCTTCAAAGTGAACATTTTTGTTATTCGATATTGTTTCACACAATTCCAATGTCGGTTTTTCTTCCAACCCGTTTTCAGTTATATTCATGTTACGTTTGATTTCGTAAACTTGAAATAACGAATCTCCTTTCATTTCGTATGACACCACAACAACTTCAATGTCTTTTTCAACTTTTATCCCTTCTTTGTTCACAACGATTTTTTTCATCCAACATTCTGAACTGAATGAAACACACCTCAATTCATACCCATCAGTTTTCAATTCGTCAATTTCTTTTTTCAGTATGACAGATTTTACAAATGTTTTCCCGATTTCGGTTTCAAAAAACATGGTCGGAATGATAACAGGTTTTACCTGACAATCTTTTTCGTTATCCCCCATCAGAACCAAAAAAGGTCTGATTTCTCCAAGGTCTTGAAACATCTTTTGAATCAGTTTGGAATGAAGGGTCATAAATTCTTCAATAGACTGTAACATGGTGTTGTGGATTTTGAATGTAAAAATATAATAGATTTTTTAGACTACAAAAATATTATGCAAACATTTTTGAACGAACTTCTTCATCCGTTCTGTGTACGAATACCCAATAATCTTCCAAGTAATTTATTTCGTCCCGTGTAAAGTCATCGGAAATAATATAGACGTATGTATCCACCAATTCATATTCATCACAATATTCATCCACCTTATTTACAATGTCGTGAATGTCCTTATATTTGACATCAATCACGAATTTTTCGAGTTCAACGTCATTAACGGACTCATTATTAAGGATACAAACTTGAACGTTACCCATGATGTGTGTGATTTAGAACTCAAAGGTAATACGAATATTTGAATATACCAAAAATTATACGGGATTTATTTTGGGAATGTTCGTTGGCAGGTTTATGTAAGACACAAAAAAAAGGGGGTTAACCCTTTTTTGTTTCCGATTCAATCAACTTCATTACGGTAAAGATGTCATCCCCGTCCAAGGATTCAACCCATTCATCACAGGTTTCCATCAGGGGTACACCGTTCACACCGTACTCAATAGTACCATCTTGTCTTTTGGGATACACCATCAACGTTTGGTCATCCACAACACTTCCTACTGAATTAAGTTCGATAATCATGTTCGTTTGATTTAGAAAACAAAGGTATGTAAGACATTTGAAACTACCAAATTTTAATTGAATTTATTTTCACAATTTTCTTTGGCGGGATTGGATGTAAGACAAAAAAAAACCCAACCTTTCGGTCGGGTCTGTCTATCAATCTTCAATTTTTGTTACCAATCCTTCCGATTCCAATTCTTTAATCAGGTCAGAGTAACAAAAATCCAACCCTTGTGTCGTGATGGAATAATATCCACTCTTATTATCGATTAACCAATTCATACATTCATCGGAGACAACATATTTACTTTTTATGTCTTCAATGAACCGTGTAAAGTCTTCATGTTCAACTTCATTGGTCATTTCGTAATAAAAGGATTCAATGTCATCAAATCCCAAAGGATAGGATTCATATTCTTCCTTAAATTCTTTCACCACGTCACCGAAAATGATTCCATTCTTTCCCGAATAGATTGTATGTTCCCATACAATATTATCAGGATAATGTTTGATAAAATATTCGATTCCTACTTTATCAAAAAAGTCACCACCGTAATCGGTATATGAAAAACTCAATACCTCTTCACCTTCGGAAATTTTTTCACGTACACTGTCTTTCAGTTCGGGTGTGGAAATAATCTTCGAAAAATCGGATGTGATAATCATGGTATGTTTGATTTAGGATACAAAGATATAACCTAATTTTCATTCCACCAAATTTTGGAGGAATTTATTTTGGGAATGTTCGTTGGCAGGGTACGGACAAAAAAGAAAAAAAGGGGATTTCTCCCCTTCTTTTAGAACACTTCACATCCATCCACATCCACGGTTTCAATCGGAATGAAGGTGGGTAAAAGGTTTTCGTTATCCATGATTTTCTTTCGGACATATGAAAGAACCTCGTCAATTTCGGTTTCCGTCAAAGAACCCTCCAAAACATAGTTCAGAGACGTTTCGAAACTTTCCTTTGTTTCGTCCACGGTCACTTTAACGGACAAAGAACAGTCATTGTACTTTACGTCAAAGTTGTGGACGGTCGGGATAATCCAATGATTCCTGATTCTGATACCCATGGTGTGATTGATTTAGAACTCAAAGATATAAAGAACATTTGAAACCACCAAATTTAATTTCAATTTATTTTCAGAAATTTCTTTGGCAGGTCATAAAAAAAGGAGGGTTAAACCTCCTTTTCGATTTCTTTATTTTGGTTCAACAATTCCATGAACAGGTTTGTCGTTTTCTCAATCAAATCTTCCCATTGAAGATGTTGATGGGGTAAAATGTCCCCCGTTGTAACATTGTTGGATTCGTACACTTTAACCAACATTTGTTCAAATTCAAATTCAACGTGTTCTTTAACTTTTTCCTTTGTGTTTAGTTCCATGTCATTTGATTTAGAACACAAAAATAAAACAATTATTTGATACTACCAAATTAAGAATGGAATATTTTGTATTTACTTTTGTTTGTAAACTTTAAATCCATTAATAGTTATATGGTCATATAGACAATCCCCTGTTTCAGAAGTTATCCAAATATTATCAATAGATAAACCTCTTTCATTTCCATAGTTGAAAAATCCACCATAGTTATGTCGGTGGTTCCATAAAAATGAACCCTTTAACTCTATTTCGTGAACATCTTCTTGAATTTTTACTTCTTTAAAGTTTAACAAGATTTCATTAATTGTTGTCATGGTGTGTGATTTAGAACACAAAAATAAAACAATTATTTGATACTACCAAATTTAATTTCAATTTATTTTCAGAAATTTCTTTGGCAGGTTATGACAAGGTAAAAAAAAAGGGGATTGTTACTCCCCAAACATATCTTTCCATTCCTTTGGTGTGATACCCGTCTTGAGGAACTCCCTTTCCTCAACAGTGAGATGTGGGAATAAAGTCTGAACAAGACCTTCACCGTTGTAATACCGATTCAGTTGTTCCTTGGTGGTGTTGAGTGTCATGACGTTCATCTTTCCCGTGAGGTCTGACTTTCTTGAAACTTCAATCATGTGTTATTGATTTAGAATACAAAGATATGTAAGACATTTGAAACTACCAAATTTTAATTCATTTATTTTTCATGGAATTTCCTTGGCGGGGTATGACAAAAAAATTCCCCCGATGTAGACACACCAGGGGATTCCAAACTTAACACCCTATGATAATATAATTAAAGATAAAAAGAAAAACAAGACAAACACGGAAACACATATAAATAAATTCCACAACCGTCTTACAATCTTTTTTTCTTGGTTAATCTTTGTTAAAATCATTTCCTTTGTCATAAGATATTTAATTTTCAACAAGATAAAACGGAATATTGAGAAGTACAACCCAATATTTTGGGAAATTTCTTTGGCGAGATGTGACACCAAATGAAGAACCCCAACCTTTTGGGTCGGGGTCACCATCTAAATCACACCATGAATCAATCTCTATACATCGGTATTCTTTCGATACGGTTATCAATCGTTTCACACAAATCAGTGAAAAAGATATCCGTAAATTCGTCCTTCACCTCTCCTTTGTTGGATATGATGTGTACGTCATAATAATCCGAATAATTGAGGGTAACCAACACCCACCCTTTGTGATGATGTCCTGACACTTTCAATAACAATCCCTTGTTATTTACGTTAATCATTTTGGACACACCCCATGAGAAATAGGTGAAAACACCTTTGGACTTTTTCAGAAGTTCAACCGTTTCTTTTACATCAAATTCACGTTTCAGAATTGACTGAACGGTAATACAAATTTCGTACTGTGTCATTTGTTTGTTGTTTAGAATACAAAGATATGTTAGTTATACCAATCCACCAAATTTTGAACAAGATTTATTTTACCAAATTTCTTTGGCGAGGTTGGGTAAGGGAAAGAAAAAACCCCGATGTAGAAACATCAGGGTTTTACAAACATAATCACACAGTCGTAACGGGTTCGTCCACCCCGATGAACTCATTAAGGGGTTTCGGAACGTTCAAATTTCTTTTGAATCCATATTCATCGTCCATGTCTTCCAAATTGACGTGAAAGGTTTCAATGATATAGGACGGGGATTTCGAGAAATGTGTGGTTCTTTCAATCGATACCCCTAATTCCATGTGGGGGACATCTTCCTGAAGGGTAAACATTTTTTGTTCCTTCAAGTCGGATACGATTGACTTAACCGTTTGAAGGTCAAGGGATGAATCACTTGGGATTACATTGAAAGACACAATGTCTTCCCCCTGAAATTCCACGTACAGGTTCTGAAACAGTTTCTGTCCTTTGTCCATCATGTTCTTGATAGTGTTCATCTGTCGTTTCATTTAGAATACAAAGATATATCACACATTTGAAACTACCAAATTTTGGACGAATTATTTTTATAGTATTTCATTGGCAGGGTCATCCCAACCGTCAAACATTTCTTTGAAAATCTGTTCATAAATTATGTCTGATTGGGATTCTGTCAATTCTCCAAATTCTACGTAATTACTTATGAAGTTTGTTTTCCCGTCTTCCCCTTGTTTGGTCGATTCGATGTACATAACCGCGCCAAGGAACTTTTGAAGAGTACCTTCTTTTATTAGGGTTCCATTTTCAAGACTTTCGTTTATTTGAAGGATTAGGTCGTCATAATTGTCAGACTCAAAATTAGGGGTCAAACGGGTCGTTTCATCCCCGTTTTGGTCAAGTCCATAGACGTAACCACTTGATGTAAATTTATCCATGTTAATAACTTAAATGTCTCCATTTTTTATCCTTCATTGAAGGTCGGTAATAATATTTACAATTCCCAACCCTTGTCATTGTTGTAAGACACGATGAAAAAACAAAGGAAATAAAAAACAAAAAGATTATTTTTTTCATAATATATGAATTTAATTTTAATTTTTCAATTATCTGTATATTTTTTTCAATTCTTTGTCTATTAGATAGAAACAATAAAGTCCGACAACCCCCAAAACAATTTCAACGATTGTCACAATGATGTCGAAGGTGGGTCCATATTCAGTCATAGTGTGTGATTTAGAATACAAAGATAAAATGAATATTTGAATCTACCAAACTTTGGAGAAACTATTTTTGAAAAAAGTTCTTTGGCGGGTTACGGGTATAAAAAGAAAAAACCCCCTTATATGGGGGTCACTTCAAAGTCGTTGGACATATCAAGGAATTTGTTACTTCCTTTGGTTGGGAGTTGATTGATTTTGTACCCCAACCCGTTGAGGATTGATTCCATTGAGGTGAACCCACACGAACCGTTGAGGATTACCGTACCGTCTTCATCATATGACATTCCGTAATACTTTCGAGGGTCGAGGGTCTTCAGTTCTTCCTGAAATTCTTTTTCAATCCAATTCCCCAAATTTGTTCCTTTCATGTCATAACCCCCTCCCATACATGAGGAAACTTTTTTCAGGTTTACTTTCAAGGTACAGATTTTCCATCCGTTGGTATAGATACCCTTGGACGTTGAAAACTTGTACTGAAGGAGATACGTCTTTTTCATATTGTGTGATTTAGAATACAAAGATAAAATGAATATTTGAATCTACCAAATTTATTTCAGATTTATTTGAAAAAACTTCTTTGGCGGGATTGGATGTGAAACAAAAAAAACCCCCTTCTTCAGGGGGTTAGTTTTCAATACATAGTCGGGTAATGTTTTTGAGGGAACAACTTTCTTTTTGTGTAGAATGTCCTTCTTCTTACAACTCCGTTTAATTCGTGAATGTTTTTATCCACCTCCCAATTCCAAATGGTCTTTAACCCGTACCAAATGTACATAGGGGTGAACACTACAAACATCAGGAGACAAACGATAATGTACTTCATATGTGATTGATTTAGGATACAAAGATATATCATAGATTTGAATCCACCAAATTTTAATTCATCTTTTTTTTCAGAAATTTCTTTGGCGAGGTTGGGTCAGTTACCACAAACAAGAACCCCCATCCTCATCGGACAGGGGTCTCGTCTAAATCACGACACGACAATATGTTTACGTGTCATATTAAAGTGAAGGGATTTCACTCCCCCCACTTTTTCCGACATCCGAACTTGTTTTCCTTTTTCTTTTTGTCCATTACCACCTTGGGACGGAAACGTCCATCGTACATCCCTTGGTTTACTTGTTCATCTCTCTTGTACCCTTTGTGTGTCTTGATTTTCATAGTATGTTTGTTTAGAATACAAAGATATGTAAGACATTTGAAACTACCAAATTTCGAACGAACTATTTCTGGTTAAACTTCTTTGGCGGGATTGGGTGTAATACCAAAAAAAAATCCCACCCTTTCGGGTAGGACTCCAAATCAAAACACACGAATATCTTGTTTTATTTTTCTTCCACCATTGTTTTAAGTTCTTCAAGGGTGATACCCAAAATCTGACACGACTTCAGGATAAACTTCATGTTGTTTTTCAGTTCATCTGTGACACTCACCTTTCCGTGGACATTGTACGTACAACATCCACAACCCGTGGTTTGTCCGACAACCAATTCTTCACCCTCCATTCCTTCTTCTGTCCAAACATCTTGTAACATATCGTTTGATTTAGGATACAAAGATATGTAAGACATTTGAAACTACCAAATTTCAGACAAACTTTATCTGGTGATATTTCCTTGGCGGGGTTGAGTGTAAGACAAGAAAAAACCCCTTTCGGGGTTAGATGGACGGTTTGTTAATCCTAAAAATTAGGATGTCCGTGAACTCCTTTTTTTCTTCCTCTGTGGACTCCCTCACCTCAATATCCCTGAACCGTTCCCCTCCCGTGGAACCTTTTTCAAATTTCTCAACTGATGTGAAGGTTTTACCTCCCCATGTATCACCCACCCAATGACCACTCTTCAACTGTCTGAAAGTGTCACTTTTTGTACTCCCGAATGTCATGAATGTTTCAGTCATATTTGTTTGATTTAGAATACAAAGATATGTAAGACATTTGAAACTACCAAATTTCAGACCAAATATTTTTGAAGGATTTTCTTTGGCGAGGTTGGATAAGGAACAAAAAAAACCCCTTATTCAGGGGTGTTTTGTTCGTCAAACTCTCTCCACTTCCTCCGAATTTTCTTGTACTCACTGATACGATACTGTTCGTAGAACATGACGAACCCCATGATGGACCAAATCATGATGAGGATTCCTACAATCCAAAGGACGGTGTTGATGACGTTACACATGGTGTGATTGATTTAGAACTCAAAGATATAAAGAACATTTGAAACTACCAAATTTTATTTGAATTTATTTTCAGAAATTTCTTTGGCGAGGTTGGATAAGGAACAAAAAAAACCCCCTATTCGGAGGGGGTTTCTTCTATTTCAAAGTAGTCACTTACGAACTCTTTGATGTGGTTGATGAATACTCTGTCATTTTCACCACAAAACATCTGAAGGTCAGATAGTTTTGAGAGGATTCCAATCTCCACCTCCCTTTTCAGGTCTTTTGGGTCTTTTCTCCTCATTCTGTACTTCTCAACGAATTGTTGTGTGGTCATGTGTGTGTGATTTAGAATACAAAGATATACGGGAGAAATGAAACTACCAAATTTCAGACGTGATTTATTTTCGAAAAGTTCTTTGGCGGGGTTGATAGGATACCCCCACCTAAAATCCACGTTCGAATGGTCAATTCATCCCCACCTGAATGGATATTGTTTCAGTTCATCTGTGGATTGATTCTGTACCCCTTCCTGAACGTTTATTCCTCAATTAAGGTCAACACACACAAACACGGGTAAACGGTCTTAAAACGTCTCTAATCACGTCAAACCTGCCAAGGAACATTCACGGGGGAAATAAAAAAAAGTCCCCTATTCGGGGACACATTCGAATACTTCGTGGTCGATATATTCGTATCGGTTAAAATTGTCACCGTAAGTATTATTGATATCAACCAATTCATTACCTATCTTATTCATTACGATAAAGTTAAACCGTTTCAGGTTATTCAAGATTTGTTCGATATCGGTTTCCATCTCAAAGGATTGGGACATCGTTCCTTGAGGAACCCAAACGGGTACATCATTATTACTTTTGTCCGTCATGTGGATGAAAGAGAAGACAACATTTACTTTCATGGTGTGTGTGATTTAGAACTCAAAGATAAAATGGATATTTCATATTACCAAAAATTAATTCAACTATTTTCAAACTTTTTTTGAGGGGGTCGCCAAAGAAGTTTTGAAAAAAAAATAGACCCAAAAATTTGGAAATATCAAAAAGACATACCCAAAAAATAATTTCAAAAAAACTAAAAATAAATTTGGTGGATTGAAATAAAGGTTATAGTTTTGTATTCACAAACAAACACACTATGAGTAACGTAATGAAAGTATCAAAGACAGAAATCCTCGAAATCCTGAAAAATGTTAACAAACCTACTTTTGTTAATATCGTTTCAGAAACGAAAGTACGGATGAACAAAGGTGGAAATCCTTACTTTGACAAGGTATTTAAGACCTCAAAGGGTAACTACTTTATCGGGGGGTCTTATGAGGATATGGTTAATAACCGTATGGAAAAAGAGGGTATGGAACGTACCTTTGTATCTGAGGAATGTAAGGTAGGTGACCACGTTTCTAAGTGTGTACAATTCAATGAAAAATTGAATCGTTATTACCTTCAATACTTTACCTTCGATACCTCAAACATCAAATCGGAATATACCTTTGAGGGAAATCCGATTGACAGAAACGTTTTCGTTTCCTTTGAGGTAAAGAAATCCCAAACGTCCCGTCAACCTCAGGTAAACAAACATGACCCGAAATCCTTCATGATTGACTCCCTTAAAGAGGTATCCATGAACGGAATCAAATACGAAATCCTGTAAAGGATAACGGGGGGACATATACGTCCCCCCTTTCCTATTAACCCCCCTCCTGCCAAGGAACATACCCCCCTCCCCCTCCGTATCCCCCCTTATATATGTGTTTTTTCAAGGTCTTAGGACGGGGGTCAATCCCCTAACAGAAATTTTTTTAAAAAAAATCTGAAAACTTGACTTTCCTGGTCAAAAGTGAAAAAAAAATTTTTTAATTTTTTTCTAAAAATCCAAAAATTAGGTCAAAAGTGAAAAAAAAATTTTTTAATTTTTTTCATAAAATATCGGATTTTCAGTAATTCCTTTATAACACAATTTCATGTGTTCAATAAATTCATTCAATAACATTTTATTTTTTGATTGATTTATAAACCATGTTACAAGTATAGTATTTTCAATTGTGTAACCAAGATTAGAATCCAATCTATCTATTGACATAGTTGCCCAATTATTTGCAGTAAGTACTAATGGTATTCTTGTTATATAGCATTTTCCATCTTGGTTTTTTAATTTTTCTTCAATGATATTATCTGTTAATTCAAATTCCAGTTTTTTTCTTTTTGCTCTATGTTTTGCTTGTAATACTCTCACACGAATAAAATTCAAATTTCTCCAATTTTCAGCTTTTTTATAAACATTACCTAATTCATTATTTTCATATTTCAATTTTAATTCCAATAATGAACATTTCTTGCATTTGCTTTTATTATTATGATAGAACTTTAAAGTATCTGTTTCACCGCATTTTTTGCATTCTTTTTTTATGTTTTGGTTTTTTAATATTTCTTTTACATTAAAATTGCCTTGTCTAATTTGTTTCCATATTACAGTTTGTTCATCATTTAATGGTTGTCCATATTCAGGTAATATACCTTTTTTTCTTAATTCTTTTCTAATTAATTGTTTTTTCTTTTTTAGTGTATTTTCATTCATATGTTTTAGATTTGATAAAAAATAAACAAAATTTTTCATATTTATCTGATATGAAAAGAATTATAATTAGTGAAAGTCAGTTTAGGTATATTATTGGTGAGAACATAATGGATGGGTATATTAGTTTGAATGAAGTATGGGACCATTATATTGGTTCTCATTTTGATTGGATGCTTGAGACTCGATTTGATGACAAGTATGATGAACAGGACATGGTATTATATTTTAGGTTTTTGAAGAAATACATGTTGGACATGATTGAGGAGGACATAAGTCAGGGTATATTTGGTGAGGATGTGAAGATTGGTTTTACCATGGATGAGTTGGATGGTTCTTATGATTTGTTTGTGGGTATGGTTAAGAAACATATAAGTGAGAGGAAGGTGGTTGATAGTGAGGATGATATAATGGTGAAGGGGGTATTGTCGAAGAATCGTGCTGCGATAAGGAGGATGGGGATGAGAATGGTTAAGACTTATTATGAGGATGCTAAGAAGTCTTTAAATATTTTTAATTACATTGATGGTAAGAATAGGATGAAGGATACGTTTAAGGTTGAGGATGACATGATAACGGACAGGGCTGCTGGGTATGGTTTTTTTGGTAGGGACATTATTGACAGGATGATAGATATGTTTGTTGATGATTATGGTTCGAAGTCAAGGTATGATATTGAGGATAGTTATGGGGAGTTTTATGATACCATGTTTGAGTACATACAAGATGCGTATGGTGAGTTCATATTGAAGGACATTCATGGTCTTTTTTTTAACAAATAAAATTTATCTGATATGAATCTTCAAGAACAATTATATAGGATAAAGGAGATGATGGGGTTGCATGAGGAAGCGTTACTTGCACCTAATGGTAAACCGTCAAATTTGAGTCCTGAATTATATAGATTGGTTCGGACACCAGAATTCAAGAGTTGGTTTGGGGATTGGGAGAATAATCCATCGGGGTCAAGTAAGGTGGTGGATGAGAATGGTGAACCTAAGATATTATATCATGGGAGTAGAGGGGATTTCAATATTTTCAGTAATACCAATTCCAATAAACTTCCATGGACGGAAGGTGGGGTAGGATATTATTTTACAAGTTATTCTATTTCTGCGTCATCATATGGAACAAGAATTATTAGTGTTTTTATTAATGCGAGAAATATTAAAAAATCGGATGAATCTGAACATTCATTTATAAATTCGAATCAATTGGAAAAATTATATCAAGAAGGATATGATTCCATATATTTCGATGGACAATTTACAAAAACAAATGGTGAACGAGGTTGGAAGGAAGATGAATTGGTTGTTTTTGAACCCAATCAAATTAAGATTGCTGATGGTAGTAATTTGACATTTGACCCAAATAATCCTGATATTAGATATTAGTAAAATAAATTTATGATTAAAAAAAATATATTACTGCATGAACAGATAAATAGAATTCATGAAATGAGTGATGTTAATCCTGTTGCAGGTAAACATTTGGTTGTTGTTGATATTCAGCCTGAGTATTCAAAATATATCCCATTTCTTTCCAAGTTTATTGACTTTTTGAATGAAAATTATGATAAGGTGTCACGTTTAACATTTCTGTATAATGGTTATGATACATTGGGTATGGTAAACGAATCTGAATATATTAATTGGTGGTTTGAAAATGGATTGGATGAAAGTGTGATAGATGTTGCAAAATTTTATGATAAAGGTTATGCGTTCTTCAGATATTGTATGGATGAAAGCATTGATGAAAATAAAATAAGTGATTTGGTTAGATTAATGATTGATAAAAACATTAACGATTCCAGAGAGTTAGATGAAGAATTTTGGAATGAATATATGGAAACGCATGGTCACGAAGATGTTCGTCAATTATTGGAATTGGCGGATGATTGCATAACAATTCCAGATTTGATGGACGAATTAAAAAATTATAATAATATTATTCTTTGTGGTGGTGGTATTAATGAATGTTTGAAAGAAGTTGAAATTGCATTAAATGCTCTTGGGAAAAATTATTTGGTTTTGACAAAATATACCTATTAATGAAATTTTCTTTATATTGCATAAAAATATATAATCATGTCATTAAGGGTTCAGGTAAATGCGCACAAAAAAGATGGTAGAGTCCAATTTGAAATCATGAAGAGCGATGAGGACATGGGATTAAAGACGATAAGAGCATTATTGATGGGGGCGTTATGTTTAACGATTCGTGCTGAGGATGGTCCTGAGGAACAGGGTAGGGCGATGAGAGAGGTGATAGAATATTTGCATAGTGATTTTTCAAATGCGGATTCATTTGATGACATTAAGAAAGATTTATGATTGCTGAAACATATTTATTAACATGAAAATATTGATTAGTGAATCACAATTAGGTCATTTATTATTTGAATCATTTAGGGTGGTTTCCATAGACTTTGAAAATGATATGGAAGACGATATTGACATTTATAACATATCAGATGTTGCGTTAAGAATTGCAAAGGAGAATGGGGTTAATATATTGCGTGGTAAGGAATTGAAGAGTGTTGTGTTGGATGAGAACGACAATGTTCTTGGTGGGTTATGGACCGAAATATCGGGTGATGAGTTTTCATTTGACATTGCGATTGACAAATCATATCAAGGTATGGGTATTGGTGAAAGGTTGGTGAGGGAAGCGTTTTCTGAGTTTAACCTTCAGAATTATGATGATGAGTTAAGGTATGTTGTTGATGTCACAAATCCTGTAATGGAGAAGATATTATTGAAATATGGGTTTGTTGTTGATAAGAAGATTATTGGACATACAATAATGATTCATCCCACAAATCGACCACGGAAATAAAATTTTGTTTATATTTATATAAAAAGAAAATATGAAAAATGGTTTAATTTTAACGGAATCTGAAAAAAGTCAGATTCTTGAAATGCACAAGAAAAAGGTTATTAAGGAAGAAGACATGCAAGTAAATTTCTTGAAGCAAGACGCAAAAGAAACGATTAGAAAAATTGAATCTCTTATTGTTAATTTTTATGATGATTTGCAAAGAGAAAAAAGAGTTGGGAATATTATTGATGAGGAATATGATGAGTTGAAAAGTATGATGGATAATCAACTGAAAATGATGTTACAGTCGATGTTATGATGAGATAAAAAACCCCCGATAATTCGGGGGTTTTTTGTTTAAGATAATCTCTTAACCCACGTTATTTTTGCGTCATCCCTTAATTTATTGTAAGGGTCAGAATATACCTGTCCGTGAATATTATGGAATATTAACGGAACACCATCTTTAATAGCCCCAACAATCCCTACATGTGTATTAAAACCAAATCCTTTTCCACTTTGTATTGTACTTCCTTTTTCCCAATCAAAAATACCCTTTCTAACAAAATATCCTTTACCAAAAGTAGCAGATTGATAAAACGCCTTTTCATGGTATTTTGATTTTGGATAATATATTCCAACCACATCATTTACTTTTAAAACTGATGCTGGTATGGGTTTAATCAGTTCTTCCTGTAATCTTTTGATGTTTTCTGTTTGAGAACCATTATATTTTGGTCCAAATGTACCTGATAAATTTTTGAATATATTAAATATTTTATCAACTTGTTGTGGTGTCAAAGATGTGTATACACTCCATATACGCTGACCTAATTTATCATTATCATGTGCTGTCCATGCGTCACCAACTTCTCCAACACCAATCTTTTTTGAAAATTCACTCACAAATTGAGCACACTGTTCTTGACCTGCATCACATACTGGTATGGAGTCAGATGTACTTAGTTTGTTTAAATCAAATTTACCAACGAAATTGGTGTCAATATCCGAACTTAATCCACTATAACCTTTTGTTTTTGTGGTCGTCCTTGTTTTTTTGGATAATGAATTCACACCCAAAGATTTTGCGGTTATGTCACCAACAAATCCTGTCGGGGATATTTTATTATCCGTTTGATATTTTATTACCGCTTGTTTTGTCTTTGGTCCATACACCCCGTCATCTTTTCTTGGACCAACATCATATCCGAGAGATATTAACTTCCTTTGAATCAATTTGATGTTATCTGTGGTGTTTTGTTCGGTTATTATGTTTTCAACCAATTTTTTTAGGTCACTTTCTTTTAATTTTATAATTTTTTTCATGTTTTTTTGGTTATATCATTATAAATATCCGTATATTTGTGAATCATAAACATCATTATATGAAAAAGTTATTTTTGGTTTTAATTGTGGTGGTTTTCTGTGTTCCGTTATTCGGTTATGTGACCAATGGGGTCTTTAGTGGGTCACAAAAAACAGACAAAGTGAAAATTTATAAAATTGATTTATCTGAAAAATTCAGTTTTTCAGGGGAGGTCAATGTCATAAAAATGTCAAAAGGTGCCTTATCATATGGTGTTGCAAATAAAAACCATCGTAATTATAATTTTTATATGAATGCAAATTATTTCACAACCAATGACATACCCATAGGTGAGGTTAAAATAAACGGAAAAACAATTAGGAACAAATCACAATATGGGGGATTTTTCACATCTAATGGTGGGTCACCCTCTTTTTATTTTAATAATAGACCAAACAAAGTTTTACATTCATCACAAACACATACACCATTAATTAAAAATGGTGTACCGTATTCAAGAATGTTTAAAAAGAAATGGGCGAGATATAGATTACCAAGATTGGTTATTGGTGAAAATAAAAATGGTGATATCATTGTGGTACATACTATCGGAACAACAGGATGTTCCATATCAGAATTTTATCAAATCTCTAAAAGTCTTGGTATGGTTAATGCACTTATGTTTGATGGCGGTGCATCTATTGAAGTGGGTGTTAATTATAAAAACATTAACTACAAATATCAAATTCACAGTGACATATCACGAAAATTATTTAATATCCCCACACCTTCAGTTTTTATTGTTGGTAAAATTATTTAATACATCCGAGACTTCTTATATATTTACTTACCTCTTCCACATATCCAATTGCAGTGTGATTCGGACCCTTTAAATTCGGAAAATAGTTATCGATTTTTGAATTCTGTGATACAGTAAGTTCTCCAGGAAATTGTTTAAGTCTTGGGTCATTTACTTTTTGCAATAATACTTTATTTGATTGATTATCAAATGATTGTTTGGTATCATATGGTAAATGTTTAGTTTTGTAGCATGGTGCTGCGTATAATGGATGATTAGTTGTACAATAAGGGTATAAAACTGATTTCTCAGGAAAATTGTGAGACAATATAGACATATCTAATGCGTTGTTACCTGTACCATTTATATTTTTTACTAACCCATATTTTGATAATATTGGGTTTATTGATGGTTGTGGTTTTAATCCGTTAGATAATGCTCTTTTATATCTGTCTGTTAATGTATAAAGTACACCGAGACCTTGACTTACTTGATTGAAAGATTTATCAAAATCACCTATGGTTTTATCCAAACCATATTTTTTCCATGTTTCAGGTTTGAATTGACCAATACCCAAACTTTGACTTTTACCTACTTTTTTATAAACCCAATCCAAAAAAGAACCTGCACCTGATGACCTTAATATTTGAGTAACTCGGTCACCTAATTCTTGAACTTTCCCAAATTTAGTTTCTCTACCTATAATACCGATACTTGATTTTGTTAAAAAAATTAAATTTGGTACGTCAATTTTTAAAAATTTTGATAACATTTCTTTATTTGTCATAACATAATCAACAAATATTCTTACATCCTTAGGTACACATGGATATTTTTCATCAATTTTTGTTGGTTTTGGTCTACTTAATTGTTGTGAATATGAGGTGATTCCAGGTCCTGTTTGTTCTTCTATGACTTTTTCTATAATTTTTTTTAAATCAGATTGATTTAATTTTATTATTCTCATTAATTAGGAATTTATTTATATAAATATTGTCTTCGTATCATATTTTTGTTTATCTTTGTAAATAAACAATTAAACAAATGTACCAAGGAATGTCTTATCGTCCATTATCTGACATGGAAAGTAATGGGGTCTATTTCGAAACAATCGAAGATTTGAAAGATACTCCACCTAAAATCTGTGAATACAGTGGACTACCATCTGTCGAGTCATATCTTGAAGAAGATGATTATGTTCTTGGACATTCCTAAAAAATAACCCCGTCATTTAGATGGGGATTTTTTATTCTATAAAGGTATTTATATATTAAACTAAATCATGTCAAAAAAGATAGTAAAATTAACAGAATCACAACTAAAAAATGTTGTTGAAAAAATAGTAAAAGAGAATAAAAAAACGGTGAATGAAGTGTTTGGTATTCCTTGGTTGATGAAAGTTAAGGTAGATACTTCTCAACCAATGAGTCAAGAAGATAAAATGAAAATGGTTGATTATATTGGTAAAGGTGCAAATGGTAGAGTTGCGATTGAATTTGAACCAGGTGAATGGTATGATAATTTTGGTAATAGAATTGATGATGTTGATGCTCACGAAAAATATGTGGAAGATGAATTATTTGGTGATGAACCATATAGAAAAGTAAGAGAAAAATTGAAATCAGATTATGAACAACGATATTATCCAGATATCCGACCAAATATATCAAAAAGTTTATAATTTTTTTAAATATAAATTGAACCCTCAGATTAATTTCTGAGGGTTTTTTATTTGAGTTATGTATTTATATATAACATGAAAATCATCATATCTGAACAACAATATAATCTTATAAAAAAAGATTTGGATGAAGTTTATCCATTGTCATGGAATATTGAAACATTTAAAAACATAAAGTCGTTCAGGTCAAGAGTATTATATTGTGACCAACACTTACAAAAAATAGCATCTGGTTCAGGGAGAGTGGTTTATAAAATTGATGACGAAAAGGTTTTAAAATTAGCCAAAAACCCAAAGGGTATTGCTCAAAATGAAATAGAGATTGAATACGGTAATTATGGTGACCTCAGAGATATTGTTGCGAGAACATTTGATTTTGATAATAAAGGGTTGTGGGTTGAAATGGAATTAGCAAGAAAAGTGAAACCAACTCAATTCAAACAAATCGTTGGTTATAGTTTTGATGATTTTTGCGAAGGTATAAGACTTGCACATGAAATTCACGTTGTAAGAAATGAAAGAGCACAAAAAAACAAACCACCTTTCTATGATGAAATGTGGGAAAATGAGTTCATGCACGATATGTTCAATTATTTAATTGGATACGATATCCCATATGGTGACTTATGTAGATTATCTTCATATGGGATGGTTCGTAGAAATGACAAAGATGTCATCGTAATTGTAGATTATGGGTTGACTCAAGATGTATATGATAGTTACTATTAAAATAATATTTATATAAAAAAAAAAGAAATGTTAGATACAAAAAGAATTCTTCAGATTGTTCAAGAAGAAATAGGTAAAAACGAAAGACCATTAGAAAAATTAAGAAGTTGTAAAATAACAAAAGATGGTAAGTATATTGTCTTTGAAAACAATGCTTATTTTGTAAGAACAGGAGATAGGGTCCCATTAAATGAAGAATGGTCACTTAGTGATATTTTACACACAGGAGCCGATTTGTTGTCTGCAGGATTAGATTTTGTATTTCCTGGTTCAGGGGCGATAGTTGACACTTTAAATGCCATAAGTTATTTAATTGAAGCACAATTTAGACCCGAAGAAGAAAGAGACAGTTTATATTTAATGGCAATCGTAACCTTTGCGTTTGTTGCGTTACCAGGACCATTACAAGCGGTTGCAGTTCCATTAAAGAGATTTTTGAAGGGTGGAGTAAAAGTTGCAACACCCGCAGTAAAAACCGCTTTAGGAGTAATTTATAAATCATTAGATACTATATTAGGTAAATCATTAACACTAATAGAAACTGCACTTAAATCTGATTTGGCTAAAAACATATTAAAAAAGTTTGGTGTAAGTAAAATTTTGGGTTATTTCAGTAAGTTTAAAACTAAAATAACAAATTTATTATCGAAATTATTACCTGATAGTGCAAAATTAGGGGCGACATCTGTAAAAGTAGGAATGAAAAATACATTAGATAAAATTGCAAAAACAAGGTTATCTACATTTGTCAGAAATGGTTTTAAAGTTAATAAAGGAGGTTTATTATTGAGAAAATTAGGTTTTATCCCTAACAAAACATATAATTTTATGGCTAAATCTGGTAAAACTTATAAAGCAACCATAAGAAAATATACTGACGAAAGCGTAGAATTATTATATAAAGGTGCCGATGGTAAATCATTTGTAAATACAATAAAAATAAAAGATTTTGCAAATAGTGCTATTGGTGCACCTTGGTCAAGAAGAGGTTATTCGGTGACGGTCCCATTATTTGTAAAAAGATTAACAGATTTTTTAGACGATAATGGTATTATTGACCTAAATAAAATGTCACAATTTCCTGATTTAAATCCTGATAACACAGTAAAAGAAACTGAAGAATTTGCATCATACGAAGGTGATACAGGTGTATATAATGTAAATACAAAAGTACAATCTGTACAACGTGCTCTAATTTTATTGAAATATAATCTAAGAGGAAATGATGACGGAAAATATGGACCATCAACAAAACAAGCGATAGAAGATTTCCAAAAAAAGAATGGATTAAATTCTTCTTTAGGTAAAATGGATAAAATTACTGTAACGAAATTAATTGATACCTTAAATACAACAAAACCGCAAGGTAAATTTAATTATAGTGATGTAGTTAATCAATTAAATAGTTTATTACAATAATTTAGATTAAATTATAACATCATTTGTATAAATGATTGAATAAGATATGATAATTTATATCCTGTAAACGCACCTAATGCAGATGGTATTGGAAATACAATAAGTTTACCAAGGCTTGTTACATATCTTGGTCTGTTTTGAATTCTACCTAATTGATAGTAATATAGAACATAACCAATCAAAACCGCAACATCTACTTTAGTTGAAATAAATACAACAACTGTTGCACCTAAAAATCCAAAAATAAAGTTATCTCTAATTCCTTCCCAAATTTCATATGCGGTTGCTTGATTGTATTCTTTTATAATTCTTTGAAATTTCTTTCTACTTACCATAGATAGTAATATACAAAAATATATGTATTTTATGAAGTTATAATATAATGAAATATTTATAGAGATATGAAAATAATAATAAGTGAGAATCAGTTGAAAAGATTAGTAATTCTTGAACAAACGAAGAACAATGAATTACCAAGACCTTATTTGGATGTATTGAAATATGATAAGAAAAGACCACCCATTGAGTATAATTCTATAAGTAAAAAGGGTATCGAAATAATTAAAAAAGAAGAAAATTTTGAAGAAGAACCATACATTGACGCAACAAAAAATTTGACAATAGGTTACGGAACTCTTGTTAAAAATTACGAAGAGTTAAAGAAAATGAAAAAAATCACAGAACCTGTTGCTGAAAAATATTTGATAAGACATGTAAATGATGTATGTATTCCTACAATACACCGAAATCTAAAAATACCTATAACACAGAATCAATTAGACGCGTTATGTCTTTTAATTTATAATATTGGACAGGGTAATTTTGTTAAATCAGATTTGTTAAAATCTTTAAATTCATCTAACTTTGAAAAAGCAAAGAAAGATTGGATGAAGTGGTCATATGGTGGCAACAAAATTTTACGTGGATTAGAAAAAAGAAGGAGAATGGAAATTCAAATGTTTTTTGGTAAATAAAAACTAACATATAAAAACAAAAAAAAATGAAAAAAGAAAAATTGGTCTTAAATGAAGAAATTGTCAAAATAAAAGACATGATGAAAAAAATTAATGAAGGTATGTACGATAATGATGATGATGTGGATAGTGCAAGTATGTTCAAAAAAAGAAGACCTACTGATGATGAGATTATGTATGATGAAAGTAATCGTATGGAAACATTCACAATTGATGTTGAAAATCAATTATCAAATGCGGTCGAAAAAAATCTTGAAATGGCAAAAGAAGATTTCCCAACCATGACAGTTGATGAACTTTTAACAAAGTCTAAAGAGATGTTACAATTGTGGATTGATGGAAAATTACAACAATCATTATTAGATAAGTATTATGATGATAACGCAATTGGTAGATTTGCGGATGAAATTGTCGAGTGTGCATTATATTTGGACTCTGAATATTTAAATAAAATAAGAAGTAAGTAAACTACCAAAATAAATTAAATAAATGGATAATCTTAATTGATTATCCATTTATTTTTTTATATAACTTATCGTTAATAGTTAAAAGTCTATTATATACGTCAGTATAAAAATCTGTTATTGGTTTGTTTTTAAAATTTTCTGATAAGTAATCAAAACAATAAAAAATGATATCATCTAAATTATTTTTAAATAATAACGATGAATCAATTAAATTTTTAAATTTATTGTCTGTAGAATATTCTTTTTGTTTAAGGTTGTAAAATTGTTTAGTAAAAAGATTTTTTATTTTATTGTGCAATTGTGATAAATTTTCATTTTCACTTATCTTATTAAGATAGGATATTAATTTATCTAAATTATTTGAGTTATTTTTATTTTGTATATCACCATCAATTTGAGATAATATTTTGTTTATTTCTCTTAACATGTTATCATCACTCATCTTCTCTTTAGGTAAGTTTACCCTTTGGTAATATCTATTTTTATCAAATGTTTCTGGATTTCTTAAATAATCTAAATAACCTTTTATATCATACATAGAAGTAGGACTATATTTATTTTCATTTTGTTGACTTCTTTCTAAATGTATTGTTTTTGCAGTCGGAATATTATTTTTTGTTTTTACATGCATAATAAAATAATTACCAATCGATGGAATTCCTTCTTTTTTTGGTTTTTTGTCATCGGTATTTTTAAAAATACTACTATTTTTAGAATTTGTTCCCACATAAAAATAAAAATTTTTAATTCCCATGATATTGGATTCAACAAGTGATTTAACAAATTCATATATTTCACGATTAATACTGACTCTTGTACCAAGTAATTTCATCAGTCTTGCGGGTTCCCATAAATCCTTAAACTCATATAAAACCACATGAACATCATTTTTGTCTTCTAAAATTTTTCCGTAATATTCTTCAAATTTGTAATCATCATGAATATAAAACATGGTCCTATCAATTTTAGCGACACTTTCTGGGTCTAATTTATATGTACCTATTTTATAACAATCAGGAAATTCAAATATGGGTGATTTATTTTCATCTAAATATTTTGTTACAACACGCAAATCTCCGTCATATTTTATGTCTTTTGCGAGTTGTTTAAAATTAGATATATTTTTATGTGGTGAATATTGTTTTCCTAAATACAAATATAAATCATATACTTCTAAAATTCTTTCTTTTTGACGTTCTACTGCATGAGTTTGAACTGCATCATTTATTATTTCACCATTTTTTAATAAATTATATAATTGACTTTCACTTATGATAACCTGTAATTTCTTTTTATTCATTATACAATATTAAACTATCTATATAAATATTTATATTATATGAAAATCAAAATATCTGAAAAGCAATTGAGATTATTGCAAGAAAAACGTTTAGAATATGATGAAATTGTCATGATACCAAGTTTTGATGACGACATTATATCAACAAGAGTTCAACCACATATTGAGGATGTTGACCCAGATGTAGAATATGGAATAGAACATCATTATGATGATAAATTAAGAAATGAAATACCAAAATTGTTGCAAAAGAAATATGAACGATTCGGATATAAAATAATTTGGGAAAACAAATTAAACATTGATGGTTTGAGAGATATTGGATATATAGAAATAGGATATCCATCGGATGTTTATGTTAGGATTTTTGATAATGGTTATAAATTACACTTGAAAATAAAATTAGCAAGATATAACGATGGTTATCAAATTAGAATTACTGAAGTATATCCACATGCAAGAGGTAAGAGATTAGCGATGAGAACCTATTTAAAATTAGTTGAGATATTAAATAGAAACTTATATAGCGACGATACACAAACTCAAGAATCGAAAAAAGGTATTTGGGAAAAACTGCACTCATTATATCCTAATAGAGTTAAGGCGTTTGCGAATAATATGTTTTATCCAATTAATATCGTAGATGGTGAAATGTATTATAGGAGAAAAAAACCAATTTATTGGGATTTAACAAAGAAATATGTTGATAATTACGATGATGTCAAATTAGTATTGATGCCATAAAAAATCATTAATGAACATCAAAAAATTTAGATTATTAAAGGAAAATATTGAAAGATTTTTGAAGGTAAAGAAGATAGAAAATTATAAACCTTCAAGACACTTTGACCAAAAGTTTGGAACATCAATCAGTGGATATTATAAGTTTCCTTTTGGTTTAGATGAAGATGTTGTATGGTCAGTTATTTTACCATATCATTTGAAACGTGAAAATGAAGAATTAACCAAAGATATTTTAAATGAATTTACATCGGTACATTTTCCTTATGTAAATATTGAAAAACTTGATGAAGAAACTAAATTACAGATTCTTATGGGAATGTGTAGTGGTTTTAATAAAGATGACATTATATGGTGGTCAATTAATAACAATAGAGGTTTATTACATGATGAAAATATTAAAATTAAACGTTTATTTTCATTAAAATTTGGACCAACATTTTATGATAGTCATGTAAATTGGTTACCATCAAGAAAAACATTTAATAAGATAGATAAAGAAATGAATGATATTTATTTCTAAGGAATTAATTTAATTTTATTATGAATATTATAATTAACGAAGATATTTTCAACGAATTATTGGAAAGGGAAAAAAGAAGAATTAAGATTGAACAAGGTGATGCCGCTTGGTTTGATACTTTCGACAAATTTATTACAGATACTTATATACCATTGACAAAAAATATCGTAGAATGTTTATATGGGAATTTACCTATGAATGCATTTCATAATACTGAAATTAATAAACTTGATTTAATTAATAAAATAAGAAATAAAGAAAATGCAATATCGGTATTTAGATGGATGGAATCTCATCTTATAGAACAAGTACGAGGTGTTCAAACCTCTGGTGGTGTTTGTTTACATGTAACAGGTAATTTGGTGTTTGATGCAACTAGAGATATAATGAGTAAACCTGATGAATTTGGTAGAAGATGGGTAAATTCTACAAGATTTGGAGATGATATTAACAATCAAATTATTAAATTAGTTCATACTACACCAAAATATTCAAATCCAAGACAATACCATAAAGGAAATAAAAATAAATTATATAGGATTGTTATAGATTATACTAATGATTGTTATAATATTATTAAAAATTTATCATACAATTTATTATATCATTATTACTTTGAAGATAAATTTAAAATTGTAGGTTCATGGAGTGAAGGTTTAATGTCTAACATAAAAGTTAATGATGTTTTTTTAGCTGTTTGGAAATTGAAATATTACGATAATTGGAAATTATTTAAAAGAAAAAATCCAGATACCTTAAATGATATTGAAAAAAGAATAATTGAAAATTTTGAAAGAAATTTAAAACAGGTTGAGGATAAATTAAAATCAATAACAAATGGTAAGATTATATTATCTGAAAAACCTCATGATGCGGTAAATTTTGTGACCCAAAGAGGTGGGTTTTCAGATACAATGTTATACCGAAAAAATACAACAATAAAATTTGATGAATTACCTGAAAAACAACAAATAGATATTTTAAATATAAAAATAAAAAATGGTCAGTCTTTAACTATAGAACAATTCAAAAAAATTGATAGGGAAACTAAGTTAAAAGTAATTAGTAGAGATGGTGGATACATTTTATCAAAAGGTCAATTCGATTTATTAGATGATGAACTGAAAAAAGTATATATTATAAATGAAGGATTTAGAACTATTGATGAAGAAATTTTAGAAGGGTTAGATACTGAATTACAAAAAGTGTATATTGACTCAGTTATTAAAAGAAGTCATAAAATTGGTAGTTTAAAAGAATCATTGAAACCCGAAATTAAGTTGTATTATGATGAGTATTTTATTAAATCAAAAAGTAAAATCTCATATAATGAAAAATTAAATTATGAAACTTTAAAAAATTTATCAGACGATATTAAAAAATTATATTTAACTAAATTTTATGGTGTTTTGTCTGAAGATGAATTGAGTTTATTTGATAAAAATGATTTGTCTATATATTTTGACAAGATATTAGATGATAAAGTGTCATTATTATCTGAATCTACTTTGTTTAAATATTTTAATGATGAACAAAAACTAAAATATGTTGAGATAGGTTTTAAGTTGAATGATGAAATGTTTAAATTGATTGATGAAAATTTAAGAAATTTATACTTAAAAAATGCATTAGTCACAAAAAAATTCATATTAACAGAACAACAACTGATGTATTTGGATAATGACCAAATTATTGATTATTACAATTATCACAAATCATTACCAATATCAATAGTAAATAAATTAACACCCGAAAATAGAATAAAATATTTAAAAGTCAAAATAGATTCAAGAGACTATATAAGTAGTGCTGAAGAAAAATTAATATACTCAGACGAATCTTTATTTGAAGTATACGTAAAAAAATACGCAGTAAGTATAGATATTGAAACATTAAAAAAATCTTCTCCATCATTTATAAAATCATATATCTTAGGAAAAGTTGCAAGAGATAGAGTATCATCAATTACATATGATGAATTCAAATTATGTGATTTTGAAACTAAAAAATCATTATTTCGAGGATTTCATATTTTTGAAGATTTTTATTTTGTTGATGAAGATGAAAGTTTAAAAATTCTCAATATTTTAAACAAAGTTAAGAGGGGTTATGTACTGAGTGATGAAGAATATTCATTATTAGATTTAGATGGTAAAACAGAATATCTAATGACTCTGAAAGCAATCACAAAAAATCAAATATCTGAAACTCCAGAAAAGTTATTAAAGATGTATTGTAATTTATATTACACACCATATAGACGTGATATGAAATTTCATGTCGAATTGATGAAATATATAGATGATAGTAGATTAGATGAACTAATATCAAGAGGATTAATTAGTGGTCCTGCGATTGATGCATTACCTCCTGAAAAAAAATTAGTATATTACAAGTTCCTTGTTGAGAAAAAAAGACAAATAATCCCTATAGATATTTTAATACAATTACCATTAGGTACTCAAGAATTTTATTTCAAATATGTTACAATTATAGATGATGAAGACCTTGCGTCTAAACTTTCTGATGATGCAAAAAACATAAGATTTAAGATAAAAATAGAAAGAGGTGCGAAATTAACAGATGAGGAATTCGTATCAGTATCTGATGATGTTAAATCAAAATACATCGATTTACATTATAAATCAATGACACCATCACAAATAGATTCATTAACAGGACCTTTGAAATCTAAATATTATGCTAAGGTATACAGAGGAGGACGAAGATTAAGTGATGATGAATTAGCTTATTTAGAAAAAGATAGAAAGTTATCTTATTTAGCAAAAACAGATGAATTTGGTGACGAATCTTATAACAAATTAGATACTAAAGAAAAGATTGCATTCGTTTCAAGTAGATTGTCAAAAGGTTTAAATATAACTAAACATCAATTTGATGATTTTCCTAAACGTTTATTAAATGCAATTTTGAGTATTGGTGTTAAGACTGATAAAGATGTGTTTAGTTATTTATCTGATGAAGAAAAAAATAATTTAATTAATGTAAAAATGAAGAGAGGATTTAATCTTCAACCACATGAATTAGAATACTATAAAAGTAAAACTGGCGACATGAAAGAAATAGTAAGTGAAGAAGAATTTAGATTTGATGAATTATCACCAACAGAAAAAGAAAGAATTTATTCCATATTTAGAGATGCATATTTGAAATCAACAGGAACCGCATGGTCTAAAGATAAATTTTATAGTAGAGCAAGGTCATGGACATTTTATGGTCTGAAAGATAAAGGTTTTGTTGCAGTTAGAAAACAAAGAGACAATTTAAATAAATTAAATGGTTCTGCAGGAGAATTTTCAGGTATTGGTGTGGGGATGAGAGAGTTACTATCATTAAATGAACCTGTATGGGGAGCCGCTCCTGAAAAATTGAATTCTACTTTATGTAAAAGATTTGGTTTCATTAAACCACCCGCAGCAGTTGTTAAAATTATGATGCAACATATACCTAAGAGTGTATTTGGAACAGATTCATTAACAGTACAAGATGATGGTGGTATTACAATAGATTATAGTGATGTTGGTACACATACAAAGTATTTTTACGCAAATGACGTGTATTTTAAAAAGGTATTGCCAAAAATGATAGAAAACTTAGATGACTCATCGTCTTTAAATAAAATAATTAAAAAATCTTCTAAAAATCCTGATTTTTTAAAAATGATTCCAGACGAATTTATTACAACTGCATTAGATTCTTATAAAGGTACACTTCCAATGACTAAAGAAGAAATTTTAGAAATAATTCAATTTTTAAGAAAAGTAATGTAATTAAAATGAGAATAATTATAACAGAAAATCAATTAGATAATTTACAAAAGTCAAGTTGGAAACAAGTTAATGGGAAGTTAACCAAAACCTATAGATTTGAGGATTATGGTGAGGTTATTGAATTTGTGAATGATGTTGCTGAAATTGCAAAAAAACAAAATCACCACCCTGATATGGTTGTAAAATATGATTCTGTAAAACTGACCATGTTTGACCATGAAGCTGGTGAAATCTCGGAAAAATGTTTTAAATTTACAAATGCAGTGGACAAAATGATTTCAAACAAAAAAGAAATACACGAAATGGGTGATAAAAAGGAAAAAACCGAAAAGTTCATAAAATGTCGGAATTGTAAGAAACTTTTCACTCAGACTATTCACAAGGGTAAAAAGTCACTACCTATTTGTCCATACTGTGGAACACATAATACCTAAAAAAATAAAATTTTTTTGGTAAATTGATTATTGTTTTATAATTTTGTCTATAAAGCAAAGTAAAATGAAACGGTATTTATTAGTCTTATCGTTTTTTTTCTTGAAAGAAACAGTTGGACAAGATAAGAACAAAATAACTGTTTTAGACTCATTGTCTAACATATATAAAAAAAACGTGATATTATATCACGTTTCTGTATCTAAAAGTATAAAAACAACGATAATTGGGTATTACGATTCGTTGTTTAACACAAAAGAAATAGTTTTATTTGACACACTCCGTTTGCAAAGTCCAACGAGTTTGACCAATAACCCCAATCGTATAAAATTTTACAATATTGACTGAATAAGACTTGTCAATAGTTATTGCCCAATTAGATTCAGACCAACTTTTGGAATCAGTATTGTAAGGTTGTATTTGTCCCGCATCTAACATAAAAGGTTTGATATCATTTGAACTATACAATGATTTCAAATCTTTATATTTTTGTCCGAACACATGTGTGTAATCGGATATATCTGATTGTCCTGAATATCTCTTTATATAGTCCAATGCTAAACGTCTATCAATTTCTTTGTATTTTAATTCTTTGAACCACCAAGGTTTTTCTTTATCAAAATAGTAATTACCGATAATTGTCCCATATGCCAATCTATAATAGATTGCGTCATCACCAATTAATTTAGTACTGTAACTTTTACCGTTATATTCAACAATGAATATATCAGGTACTTTTACGGGGTCAAATTTAAAAACGATTTTACCTTGACCGTCACCCATGTCTTTAACTATTGGATTACCAACAATAAAGTTATTATTAGGTACACCATAACCACCAATTGATTCGTCTTTATAATCACATATTTTTATTTGTGTATTTTTCTCACCTTTTGCATATAATATTATCTTGACATATTGATGTCTTGAATATTCTTCAGAACGTGCTAACTGTTTTATTGTTTCAGGTGTATCCGTAGGTTTACCTGTCCAATCAGGTCCTTGTGCTCCTAAATCCTTTTTTTCAATTATTATGTTAGGTATTTTAGATTTAATATATTGTTCGGTTTTTTCCAAACGCAAACGAGATAAATCACCTTGTTCTAATTGTTTTTGACCTGGTTTTAAATCTTCAGGATTAAAAGTTGCACTACGATTCGGTACTTTGGATTCTGAGGATTCAATTATGACATAAAATTCAATATTTGGTTTGGATTGAATTTCTTTCATCATATCTTGTATTGCGTTATCTAAAGATTCTGTATTTGTTATTCGATATTGTCCGCTAGCAAAACTATTCGTTACGGGATATTCTTTGGTTTTAATCTTTTCATTTTGTTGATTCAAATAACTATCAATTGCACCAATATTTTGTTCATTAAGAAGTATTTCTACTAAATTTTCAACTTGGACTTCTGTCAAAATAAATTTTTTCATAATTAGTTTTTAAATAACTCATATATAAATACTTATATTATAGTTTATGTTTAGTTCAGATAATACATATATAATGATTTTTGGTGTCCTATTAGCAATGTCATTTATAATAGGTTCTCTATATTTTGTAAATAAACTTTTTGCAAATGACACACAAGAAATATTAGTAAGATTTATATTATTAATTTTCACTTCACTTGTGTCATTGTTTATTGTCGATAAAGTTATTGCATTTAAAATAAAATTACTGACAGATGAAAATAATAATCAATTATTTGATTTAATCAAGACTTTGGTCTTGATGATATTTTCATATTATTTTGGTACAAAAAAATCAAATAAAGAAGAAAATAAATAATATGTTATGTTACTCAAAATTGGTTCAAAAGGAGAAGAAGTAAAAAAGGTTCAACAAAAATTAGGGTTGGTGCCTGATGGTATTTTTGGTCCAAATACTGCTAATCACGTAAAGATGTGGCAAAAACAAAACGGTTTATCTGTTGATGGTATAATTGGTGAAAATACTTGGAGAAAGATGTTTGAGTTACCAAAACCACAATCACTCAAACAAACACAAATTCAAAACAATGTACCTGTCAATATCGAAAAATTGAGAGGTCATATTCCTGAAGTTGTTTTCAATCAATTACCTGATACAATATCTAAATTTGAAATTAACACCCCATTACGACTCTCTCATTTTTTATCCCAATGTGCACACGAATCTGGTGGTTTTAAAATCACACAAGAAAATTTGAATTATTCTAAAGATGGTTTAAAGAGAGTTTTTCCTAAATATTTTCCTGAGAACTTATCTGAATCCTATCAGAAACAACCTGAAAAGATTGCATCAAGAGTGTATGGTAACAGAATGGGTAACGGACCAGAAGAGACCAAGGAAGGGTATAAATACAGGGGTAGAGGGTATATACAGTTGACAGGTAAGAACAACTATACCGCATTTAGTAAAGCGATAAATGAAAATGTTGTTGATAATCCTGATTTAGTTGCAACTAAATATCCATTATTATCTGCCGCTTGGTTTTTCAGTAAAAACTGTCTCAAAAAATGTGATGCAGGTAGTTCAGATATTGTAATTACAAACATCACAAAATGTGTAAACGGCGGAAGTATCGGATTACAAGATAGAATACACGAATTCAGAAAATATTATCAATTATTGAAATAATTATTCATCCAAATTTCTTCTTTTCTTTGAAGATTTTAATTCTTCGTTTTCGTGCTCTAAGTATTCGACCTTAATTCTTAACTCAGCAACTTGACTTGTAAGAGTTAAGATAGTACTTCTCATTTCATCTTTTTCTTGAGATGCTTTTTGTAACAATTTTTCTAATTTTGAGATTCTTTCTTCACAATTATATTTTAAATAATTATCGTTTTTTTCTTTGCTTATCAATTTCTTTTCATAGTAACTCCAAGCCTTTGCAGAACCTAAAACTGTAATTGCAGTAACTAAAACCGTGGCAATTGAATTCGTGTCCATGTTGTAAAAAATTCTTTACAATAAATATCAAAACTTTCATATTAAAAATATTTTTATTATATTTTATATATGAAAAGTTTATTAATTAATTTATTCGGTGGACCTTCAGTTGGTAAATCAACTTGCGCATCTGAATTATTTTCATATATGAAAAAAAGGGGACATAATGTTGAGAATACATATGAATTTCCAAAAATATTGTCTTGGGATAATAATGTAGAAGTTATCAAAGACCAATTTTTTGTTACCGCAAATCAACATAGAAATATTAGTAGATTATATGGTAAAGTAGAACATATTATTGTAGATTCCCCAATAATTTTAGGTTTAATTTATAAGAATTGGTATGATGACTCAAATTCGTATCCAAGTAATTTTTATGATGAAACGTATGATAAGTTTATATTTTCTTTATTTAAAAAATATGATAGTATTAATATTTACTTGAGAAGAAATAATAATAAATTTGAAGAAAATGGTAGATTACAAAACTATGAAGAGTCTCTTGAAATTGACAAAAATATCAAAAAACTTCTTGTTGATAACGACATATCTTTTATTGAATTTGATGTTGATTGCGATACTGTTAAAAAAATATATGATTATATAATTAAAAAAACAATATGATAAATCACGAATTAATTAAATACAATAACAAACTTTTTTTCTTATATAGAAAATTTAAAATTAATCAAGTCAAATCAGAAAAGGTACATGAACTTATGACTTTGTTAGAATGTAATTTAGTATTGAAAAAGACTACAGAACAAAATGTAGAATATCTTTATTATTTGAAAGAAGTACCTGATTTAGAGGTTTTAGACTGAGTACGTATATATCTAATACATTCTATAGTATATAACTTTTCATATTTTTTCGCTTGTTTTTCATAAGGGTTTTGTGAGTAGTAATATTTTTTTTGATATATTCTATATTGATATCCTGATTGCAAATAATGTGTGTATTCATGTATTACTGTTGATACAATTTCATTCAACGTATCACACATAGGACTATAAATTGTTATTTTGTTTCTTGAAAAACAAAATTTACCATATATTGGTTGTTTACCGTAATAACCTTCTTTATTTGTAAAATCAAAAATTAGTTTTCTTTTTTTTGTTGGTGATTTACCAAATTTTTTTTTACACCATTTTAATGTTAATTGTGCATATTTTTTTTTTATTTCATAATTTTTAATCCTCATTAATTTTTTTACCTGTTTTTATAACTTTACTTTGTCTTTTATTTGGTTTTGTTGAATCATTTACAGAATCAAAGTTTTTTGATATGTCATATAATATTTGTGCTAACTCATAAATTTCCATTTCTTCATTTTTTTTCCATAGAATAGTAATAAAACTTCTTAATTCATCATCACTTATTTTCGCCCTCAAATTAATTGAACTTTTAATTTGTTTCATAGTATTCTGTTGAATACTTATTTTATTCTCCACAGTTGAACCGAAATAATTTTTCATGTTAATTTGGTTAACAACACTTGAGTTCACATTGTCTATGAAAGCCATAAAGGTTGGGTTATTTAATTTTATCGACATGACTCTTATTTATAAATAAATACTGAACTGTATTTATTTCCATTTCGCTCTATTAACAATAAGAGAAATTATGGCATAATTGACCATATCTTGAAAAGTATCTTCAACTGATTCATTGACAGTATTTTCTTTATTTTTTAAGATTAAATTAACCAACCGATTTGATTTGTCATTTAATCTAATCGTAGTACCCATCAATGCCATTTTTCTATCATCAGGGTTATCACAATCACCTCCAAGCATTATATTACCCTTACCATAATTATTCATTTTGTTACAGAATAACTCATATTGTTCTCTCATGATTTTTTTAAATTCACTAGTCATTTCAGGATAAAGACTTTCCATCGATTGTACGACTGTTGATTTTGTAGTTTTTTCTTCTGACATATTTTTTGTTTTTTAAAATTTAAGAAAATTATATTGAAAAACCTAATATTTATAATTAAATACACATTTATATGGCATCCAAAGCGTATTTAAAAGATAAAGAATCAGGTGTAAAGCATACTACAGATATGCCAAAGCACAAACAATTGATACAAATGCTTTCTTTTAGAGTAGTACCAGCATATTTTAAAGAAATTGAAAAAGTTGCAAATCATAAAAACATGTCTGTCTCTAAATTAATTAGAACATATATCAAAGAAGGAATGAAAAGAGACGGTGAACTTTCTTCTAAAGAAGAAAAAGATTTTAATATTTAATTACTTATTAAATCTATTAAAAGAATTTTTTGTAATCATATTATAATTAACTCCACCTATAAATTGGTGGAGTTCTTTTTTTCCACAATAACTCATAGCAGATTTGAGATAGTCTTTAAAGTTCTCTACCCAACCATCTAACGTGTATTCAACCTTCTGTGATTTTACGATTCCCTCAGAAGTATTGATGTTTTCTTTACCCCATTCCTTTTGAACTTCTTTTGTACTCATACCTCGGAATGTTTTATAGAATAAAGAATCCGCGTCAAATAATCTTCTTGTTTCGTTTGAATATTGATTAATGACTTCATATTTTAGATTTGTTGTTTCGGCACAACTCTCTAAACATTTATTCAATATTGAACCTAGCATAATATAATCAGCCCCTAATGCCAACCCTTTAATTATATCGGAGTATTTTTTAAACCCACCATCTGCGACGATTTTTGTATTATATTTATGGGTTCTTTTTTTGTCATAACATTCTTTAATCAATGATGCCATAGGGTATCCAACACCTGTCTGAACAGTTGTGAGACATCCTTCACCATTACCTATACCTATTCTAACATAATCAACACCGATTCGACAATATTGGTCAAATGTTTGAGGATTCGCAACATTACCTACCATTAAAACTAACTTGTCTTTATAGTGTTTTTTTGCTTCATACGACGCAAAATATAGTTTATTCATGTGACCATTAGCCACATCAATCAAAACGCAGTCTTGATTTTCAATAATTACTTTTTTATTTATATATTTTTCAATAAATTCATCTAAACCATAAGAATAAAAATCACCGATACCAAAAATTTGTTTAGTGTTTCTTGGCATCACTGTAACGACACCATGTTCTTGAAATATTTGTGCATTTTTGTTACTTATAACAGTATCCATAGGTGCTGTCATAATTGGTAGATGTCCATTATAAAATGGATTTACTTCTTTTCTACTTGAAATTTCAGATAAAACCGATGGTTCTAATAAAATGTCATCAAAGTCAAATAAAGCGAAATTTTGCATGATTTTTAGTTTACATTAAAAAATACAAAAATATTTTGAATAAAAAAAATACTTATAAAAAAAGTATTTATATAAATAAGTTATTAATTATGATTAACGAAAACGATATAAAAAAGGCTTTTTTGAATGTTATTTCTGAAGAAACATCAAAAGTGAAAAGAGAAGAATTTTCAAGAGTACAATACAAAATTGAAGAATTACAAAACTCTTTGAATGAGACAATAAAGGAACTTAGGAAGTTAGAAGAATGTGTGCCTGAAGGTTTAAAAACCGTGTGTAACGGTAGATTATCTAAAATAACATCTAATTTACATTCATCACATAGTCTTGTAAATCAACTCAAAAATAAAATTAAAGAACATAAAAAATCCATATACTCACAACAAACTGAAAATAAAAAATAAAACAATGAAATTGAGATTAAATGAAGAAATAGACAAAATTAAGTCTATGATGAATATAAAAAAAAGACCTATATTCAACATCAGTTTAATTGAAGAACTAAACGATGATTCCGAAAACATTGAATTATCAAATGATAAAGACTTTTCAAATAGTAAAGTACAAAAACCAGTATGGAGAGCGGGTTGGTTAAAACTAATACCAGAAAATGGTGGTATTTGGTTTGCTGAAACAAAAAAAGGAGTAGAAGATTTTGCTTGGTCAGTAAGAAGGGAAAAAAGAGAGGGTAAACCTTATTATATTAATTTAGAAAACCCATATTATATAGAAGATGGTTTTTGGCGTGGGTACGTATATAAAGTTTATCATGACAAAAATGGTAGAAAAACATTTATGGAAAAACTAATAAATGAAGGTTATGATGGGATTATAATTGCTGATGATTGGTGGAATGACACAGGTGATAAATATGCCGTATATGGTAAACAATACATAGTTTTTGATGAAAATAATATAAAACCAGCAAGTTAAAAAATAATATTGTGGAATTAATAAAATTGTTAGAAGAAATAGACCCGTCATTGAAAAAAAATGATGTCCATTATAAAAAATTGGTGAAAACTATCAAGTTTTTAGAAAATAAAAACAAAATATTGTTTCTTACAACTTCCAATCGAGGCGGATGGGCAGTAAAGGAACTGAAAGAACAAGCAAAATCAACACTATTAGCAAAATCAATACAAGACTACTTAGGAAAATCAAAATGCGAATTAATTGAAGTCCCAGATTTGAAAATTTATTCATGTGAAGCAAATGTTTCTCATATGAAAGGTAATGAATGTGGATTAAAAAAGGCTTCATTGAAAGATAAAGATAAAAATCCTACGGGTCATCATAGGTGTTGGAGGAACATAAACAATCCTGATGATGAACTATGGAAAATATCTAAAAAAATGTTTGAATCCGATTGTGTTGTTTTTTTTGGTTCAATAAGATGGGGTCAAATGAATGCACATTATCAAAACTTAATTGAAAGATTAACATGGTTAGAAAATAGACATTCAACATTAGGTGAATCAAATCTAATGAAAGATGTTTCTTGTGGTATTATAGCAGTCGGACAAAATTGGAGAGGTTCCGATGTTGTCAAAGTGCAAAAACAAGTATTAACGTTTTATGGATTTGATGTTAAAGACGAATTATGTTGGAATTGGCAATATACTGATAATGCAAAAGATGAAACAAAAGATAGTTATAAAAAATCAGGAAAAGAGTTTTTAGATACTTTTGAATTAGAGTGAATCATTATCAACAACGTTTTTTAAATATTTTTTACCTTCATCTGTCAAGAAGAAAATCTCTTCGGTATCTTCATCTTCATATGAATTAAGATAACCTTTATCTTTTAATTCATTCAAAACTGTGCCCACAATAATTTCTTTTAATGCTATCCCAAATTCTTCTTCAGTAAACAATTCTTCTGTTTGAGAATCAATCGTACCAAGAATGAATTTATTTGTCAAATTTGTTGATAAGTAGTCTTTTGCAAATTCTCTACTTTCTAATTCATGTTCTTCAAAAAAATTAGTCTCTTCTAAAACTGTCATAATTTCTTCCACTTTTTCTACAATAAACGGCTGATAAACTTTTGACATTTTCAATTTAATTTTATATATTAATAAGTATAATTAAAAATTTTTAATAAAAAAAATTTAGAATAAACAATTTACAAATGAACAAAGAAAAAATATTCGTACAGATTGCCTCTTACAGAGACCCTGAATTGGTTCCAACAATTAAGGATTGTATAAAAAATGCAAAACACCCTGAAAATTTAGTTTTCTCTATTGCTTGGCAACATTCGATAAATGATACATGGGACAATTTGGATGAGTTTAAAGATGACCCAAGGTTCAAGATAATTGATATAGATTATAAAGATTCGAAAGGTGCTTGTTGGGCAAGGAATCTATTACAACAACAATACGATGGTGAAGAATATACATTACAATTGGATTCACATCATAGGTTTATTGAAAATTGGGACCAGGAGTTAATTGACATGGTAAATCACCTTAAATCAAAGGGACATGACAAACCATTGTTGACAGGTTATGTATCGTCATTTAACCCCTCTAATGACCCTGCAGAGAGGGTTGAAATACCTTGGAAAATGAATTTTGATAGGTTCATCCCTGAAGGTGCGGTATTTTTTCTCCCTGCGTCTATTGACAATTATAAAGAATTATCTGAACCAATTCCTGGTAGATTTTATTCTGCCCATTTCTGTTTTACATTAGGTCAATTTGTAAAAGAAGTCCCACATGACCCTGAGTATTATTTTCATGGTGAAGAAATTTCAATTGCGGTAAGAGCATACACATGGGGTTATGATATATTTCATCCTCATAAAGTTGTTGTATGGCACGAATATACAAGGAAAGGTAGGACAAAACAATGGGATGACGATAAAGAGTGGGTAAAAAGAAACAATCACTGCCATTTAAGAAATAGAAAACTATTTGAAATGGATGGTGAAGTAAAAGATATTGATTTTGGTATTTACGACTTTGGTAAAATAAGGACACTCGAAGACTATGAAAGATATGCAGGTATCTCTTTTAAAAAGAGAGCAGTTCAAAAATATACATTGGATAATAATCTTGCACCAAATCCACCATTATATGGTGAAGAGTTTGAAAATTCATTCTTAAAAATATTCAAACACTGTATCGATTTATCATTTTCACAAGTACCTGAAAAGGACTATAATTTTTGGGCAATTGCGTTCCATGATGAAAAAGATGAGACTATTTATAGACAGGACGCAGATTCAAATGAAATAAAGAGGATGTTGAATGATAGTGATGGTTACTGTAAAATTTGGAGGGAATTTCAAACAGAAACAACCCCCAAATATTGGGTGGTATGGCCACATTCTATTTCAAAAGGTTGGGGAGAAAGAATAACAGGTAATTTATAATTTTATTATATGTCTAATTTTGCAATTGCGACATTTTGTTATAGTGAAAGATATCATAATCAAGTAAATCGTATGATATCAGAAATAGATAAATGCGATTTTAAACCTACAGTTGTTGTTGTTACAGATAATGTGGGAAATATTTTGGATAAATCTTTTGTAAAAAAATTTGATATATCACAATTCAATCCTGAATATAAAACATATTCCAATAGTTATTACACTTTTGATTTTTCTGTTAAAAGATATTCTTTACTTGCAGCATTAAATTTAGGATACACAAAAATCATATTATCTGATGCAGACGCGGTTCCAAATAAATCATTATTCAATGAAGAATATATGTTAAAAGGTTTTGTAAAAAATTCAATACAAGGACAAGTAACATATAATTTTTCGAATGAAATAATGACAAATAGTATGTTAGGTAATCGATTTTTAAGTTATGAAAAATATTTTAATGTATCATTTGATAAAAATGAACTTAACTTCATGCCTGAAGATTGTATACAATTTATAGATATCGAAATATCTAAATTTTATAATTTTTTGAGAGTTTGGGATGAATGTATTAAACATAAAAAAAATGTAGGTTTACCTAATACACCAGCAGGTAATATTGATGAGATGTGTTTTTCTGCGTTAAGTTGCGGAATAACGGTTGGTAATAATTCAAATAAATGTGTAAATGCCCTTACACCAATACATGATAAATGGTATGATTCTACATATGATAATTCATCAACTAATAAGACAATAACAAAAAAAATAGTAACATCTATATATGAATTAAATTATATCGATGAAAGAGGAGGTAGTTGGTATAAAGGATTCGAATTATTAACACAAACAATTAGAAATATAATTTATGATGATTATGAATATGTAATTTACACAGATAAATTTACATATGAAAAATATAATTTATCATCAATATTTTCAAAAAAAAATATCACAATTAAATTCAAAGAATTAAATTCTGAATATTATAATGAATTTTTAAATCCGATAAGGCAAAAAAGAGTATCAGAAGGAGAAATTTGGGATAGAATTCATTGTGTTAAAAATTATATTGAAGTAATTTTTAATAAGATTGAATTTTTATTGAATGAATCAAATGATGAAAATACAAGTGTAATATGGATAGATTCTGGTATGTTTGGTACAAGTTGTAGTAATGCGTGGAGGGATAAAATGAACGATATCTGTCACACAAAAAATTTTTTAATTAAGATTTTTGAAAAAATTGACAAATATGATTTTATTGCAATGAAAGGTAATCATATTTTAATAAATTATGAAGTCAGAGAGAAAATACAAACAGAATTTGGTGTTACACCCAAAATAATACCAGCATGTTTATTTGGTGGAAAATCAAATTTAATAATCGAGTATTTAGAAAATTATAAATCAATAATAGAAAAATTAGTTAATATTTTAAATGATTATACAAGTGAACAAGAAATATTATTTTTAATGTTATTTGATAAACCAATCAAGTTTTTTGAATTTGACGATTGGGATGATTTACAAAAAGGGGTTTTAAAAATTATGGACTTGTATGATGATAAAAATTATAATAAAGATAGTTTAACAATAGAATCAAATAATAAAAATAATGAATTACAAGATGTAAGTATTGATATAAGGTTTAATAATTTTACAGAAATTGCTGATTATTACGGAATAGATAAAGGTTCTCTTCACGAAGGTCATATGTATACTAAAATTTATGAATATCATATGTCACCGTATTTAAATTCAGAACCAACAATTGTTGAAATTGGTATTAATGATGTTAGATTTCCTGGTGGTTGTTTGAAATTTTGGGATAAAGTTTTTAACAAAATGAAATATTATGGATTTGATATTGTAGATTGTCAGAATCTTAATTTTAATAGAGAAAAAATTAAAGTTTTCCAAGGAGACCAAAATAATAAAGAAGATTTGGAAAAATTTATAAAACAGTTTGATATATCTAAAAAAATAGATTTCATAATTGATGATGGGAGTCATAATCATGAGCATATTGTAAATAGTTTCGAAACTTTATTCCCACATTTAAAAAATGGAGGTAAATATTTCATTGAAGATTTACATGCTAGTTGGGCAAAAAGAGAAGATACTATACAAAAAATTAAAAAATATTTAGAAACAGATTTCACCAACAAATATATTCTTAATGAAGAAAATTATAAATTATTAATTATTGAAAAAATTAATTAAATGAAATGTAAAAAAAGAGATGTTTATTTTAATGTAATAGAATCTAATTTGAACAAAGATTTTTGGATAAAAAGTTATGATTTTTGGGAAGAATCTACATTTGATTTTTTGCAAAAATTTTGGAATAAAGATAAAACATTTATTGACATTGGTTCTTGGATTGGTCCAATTTCTTTAGTTGCGAGTTTTTATTCAAAAGATTGTATATGTTTTGAACCTGATATAATTGCATATGATGAATTTCAAAAAAATATTCAAGAGAATAATATTAATAATATATTTTTAGAAAAAAAAGCAGTATCTATTCATTCTACAATTGAAATAGGATGTGAAACACTTGGACAAAGTGGTACGAGAGATTCTTGTAGACAAAATCCAATTACATGTGAATGTATTTCAATCTCAGAGATATTTTCAAAATATAGTTTATTACAAGATGATGTATCAGTAATAAAAATTGATGTGGAAGGACATGAAACAGAATTACTACAAGATAAATTTTTGTGGGATTTAAACGTTCCTATGCATGTTTCTTTACATCCAGGTTGGAAAGAAGACAAAGAATATTTTTATAAAACAATAAAACCTTTTTTTGAGTATAAAGAAATCGATGTGTCTAATATTGAAAATTATGGTAATTATTTTGATATAGTAATTTATAAAAAATGAAAATACCCGTTATTATAAATAATAGAAATTTATTAACATGGCCGTCTAAAATGGTACAAGAAATTGCAAAATTTGAGAATGTTGGTGAAATAATTATTATTGATAATGATTCAACATATGAACCGTTACTTGATTGGTATAGAACGAAACCATGTGAAATAATTTTTACAAAAAATTATGGTCAAGGTTGTCCTTGGATTATAAATATCCCCGAAAAATATAATTTCGATTATTATGTAGTTACAGACCCCGATTTAGATTTATCCGAAACACCAAAAGATTGTCTGATACATATTAAAGAAAAGTTAGAAAAACATAATGATTATAGTAAAATTGGGTTATCACTTAAAAATTGGGAAGTGAATGAAAATTCACCATATTATCATTTTTTAAAAACTTGGTCAATAATTAATTGGGATAAAAATAGTGTATTTGATGGATTATTAACCAATCAATTAGTTGATACAACTTTTGCGATGTATAATACTAAAAAACAACCAAATTCAGGTAAAAATTGTGCTACAGACTACCCTTACAGTGCAAATCATATACCGTGGGAAATGACTAATGATGAAATTAATACAATGAAAGAATCCAATTATGAATTTTTTTATTATTTAAGTAACGCAACTAACGCATCATCATATAAAAATTTTATTGGTTTTCAAAATTTTTTATAATGAATAATAATATCAACATTTTTTATCATATTTTTTTAGAAACAAATTGGGTTGATATTGTTTCTGAACAAATTAACACACTAATTAATTCAAAAATTTTAGAAAAATCTAAATTGAATATTGGGATTGTTTATGGGAACAGAATTAATAAAGATGCTGAATACAATAAATTATTAGAAATATTAAGTATAATAGAACACAATATTCTTTTTTTTGAATCAAATGGATGTTGTGGTGAATCACCTACTCTTTATCAAATGAAACTTTTTTGTGATAGTAATGAAGACGATGTGCCTATTTTATATTTTCATACAAAAGGTATAACACAACACAATACAATAAGAGAGAAACCTGTGAGAGAATGGAGGAAAATGATGGAGTATTTTTTAATTGAAAATTGGGAAAATTGTATAAATAAATTGAACGAAGGTTTTGATTGTTGTGGTATAAATTACCAAGACCATGCAGCAAATATAAATGGAACATTAAAATTAATTAAAATATTTAATGGTAATTTTTTTTGGTCAAAATCAAGTTATATAAAAAAATTAGAAAATAATATATTGTTCGAACATAGATATTCTGCAGAAAATTTTATTTTGAATACTGAACACAAAGTTTTTTCTTTTTTAAACGTACCACCATCATTTGACCTTTATTATAATATTTATGAAAATTATAAAAAATTTTAAATTAATATGGATGTAATAATTATAATTTTTTGTGAAACAGGATTTGGGGACCAATACTCAAGTATTATTACTGGGTTGAATTGCCTTCATGATTTAAGAAAATTAGGTATAGAACCCAAAGTTATTGTCTCAAAAGGTCATAAATATTTTTCTAAAGATGTTAATTTAGATGTTATTTATAATTTTAATTCTTTTGATTGCGATATTAGACAAGTTAATTTTAATGAGGTAGAAAATATAACTAAAGGATATGAATTGATTTTATTTACTTCAATACAAATTTGGTCAAAAGGAAAAACACAATTATTAGAAGAATATAAACAATACCACAAATATATAAATAGAAATAATAGAAATTTATCTTCGATTGAACCTATATTAGATTTAAATTTGATACAAAAAGATATCATAGATGAGTCAGACAAAATAACGAAAAATAAAAAAAATATAATTGGTATTCATATCAGAGGAGGTGATGAAAATATAAATAGTGATATAAATACGTTAATTAATGACTCTTATTGGGGTCATAAAATAAAAATCGCCAATAAAATTATAGAGGAATATTCTGAAAATGACATTATGATATGTTCTATTAATAGAAAAGTTTGTGATTTTTTTTCCAAAAATTATAGTAATGTTTTTTTTTATGTGTATCCTAATGAAAAACTACCAATGCATAATATTGTAAATAATTCAGAAAAACTTGAAAATATTGATGATTATATTAATCATTCGAAAATTATACTTTCAGAAATGGTTTCATTTTCAAAATGTATAAAAATATGGTCATATAATTATTTCCCTTCAAATTTTGTTCTTTATGGGATTATTAATAATATCAATTATGATAATTGGTTAGAAAAAATAAAAACATCAATGATATGATTTATGAAAAAAATAATTTCATTTTCTTTATATACAGGTATTAATAGACAATATGAAGTTTATAATTATGGGGTGATTTGTAATATAGAATTGGCAAAAATATTATATCCAAATTGGGTATGTAGAATATATTGTGGCGAATCTGTACCTAAATATATTATTGATAAAATAATTAAATATGATAATGTTGAATTAATACAAATGAAAGAAAATGAAGAATTTTCTTATAGAATGTGGAGATTTCTACCAATAGATGAAGAAGATGTTGAAGTTATGATTTGTCGAGATGCAGATTCTAGATTATCAAATAGAGAAAAACAATTAGTTGATATATTTTTAGAGTCAGATTTTTTAGTTCATTCTATTAGAGATAATATAAATCATCATGATTTTATGGCTGGAATGTGGGGAATGAAAAAGAATGACAGAATAAATATGACTAAATTATGTAAAGATTTCAAAAATAAAATAGGTCCTCATACTGATATGGGATATAATTCAGACCAAGAATTTCTTAGAACTATAATTAAACCAATTTATAATGATACCACACTGACTCATTGTTCATATTATGAAAAAAATTTTCCGATAGAACCAAATAATAATGGATATTTCATAGGAATGACTTTTATTTATGGTAATAACAATGGATTACCTTTAAATCACGTTTTTTTTTAATTTAAATTAACATGCCGTTTAGTACAAATTATTTTAAAAAAGAAATAAAAAATTATATAGTTGATAATTTTAGAAAAAATATTAACATTTTAGATATTGGTGCGGGTTCAGGAACTTATTCAAATCTATTAAGACCTTTAGGTTATAACAATATAGATTGTGTTGAAGTTTTTGAAAATTATGTAGAAACATACTCACTTAAATCAAAATACACAAATGTTTTTATAGAAGACATAACAAAATTTGATATAGATTTCAATCATTATGATTTAATAATCTTAGGTGATGTATTAGAACATATAAAACAGGATGATGCAATAAAACTTATAAATAAGTTAAAACATATACCCACAATTATTGGTGTTCCATTTGAATCTGAACAAGGTGAACATTTTGGTAACGTACATGAAACACATTTACAATCAGATTTGACATTAGAAAATTTCATAATTAGATTTTCAGGGTTTCGTCCTTTATGTTTAAGATTTGATTATGGGATTTTTATTAATAAAAATTCAGATAAAATATATTTTGAAGTTGGTGAAAATCAGTTACCAAATAATTTTTTAAAATATATTGTAAAAAATTATCCTGATTTAGAATATGTCTATTTAAATACAGAAAATAAACCTAATACAATCACTAAATTGAAAGAAAATAAGGTAACAATTGTCACAGGATTATGGAATTTGGGTAGAGATAAAATAAGTGATTCTTTTAAAAGGGGTTATGATAGTTATTTAGAAAGATTTAGTCAATTACTCAAGACTGATGTCAATATGTATATTTTTTGTGACCCATCAGATGAATCATTTATATGGGAACACAGAAATAAAAACAATACTGTCATTAACAAAATGACACTTGATGAACTTTTGAAATGGTTTAATTTTACTAATATTACAAATGAGATTAGACAAAATGAAGATTGGTTATCTCAAGCTAGTTGGTTAAAAGAATCACCACAAGCGACGTTAGAAGGATATAATCCATTAGTTATGAGTAAAATGTTTATGTTAAATAACGTAACCATATGGAATCCTTTCAATAGTGAATACTTTTTTTGGATAGATGCGGGAATAACTAATACTGTTCATTATGGATATTTTACACATGATAAAGTATTTGATAAACTACCTAAATTCATTGATGAAAATGATGATTTTGTGTTTTTAACTTATCCATATATAGGTGGAACTGAAATACATGGTTTTGAAAGAAATGCAATTGCGAAATATTCAAATACAGATTATGTGAAATACGTTTGTAGAGGTGGTTTTTTTGGTGGTAAAAAAGAAAAAATAAATATAATAAATGGTTTTTATTATGGATACTTGAATAACACTTTGAATGATGGTTACATGGGTACAGAAGAGAGTATATTCTCAATAATTCTATACAATCATCATGATATAATTACTCAGTATATAATTAAAGAAGATGGTTTAATTTGGCCATTTTTTGAAGATTTAAAAAATGAGAATTATAAAATTAAAAAAACAGGTATAATATCTGGTAATAGATATGATATTAATAACACCGCACTTTATGTATTAACATACAATTCGCCAGAACAATTTGAAAAATTATGTATGTCTTTTGAATTATATGATAAAAATTTTTTAGATAAACCAAAAAAATACTTAATTAATAATTCATTGGACAAAAGTAAGTTTGACGAATATGATAAATTATGTGAAAAATATGGATTTGAAGAAATTCATAAAGACAATATTGGTATCTGTGGTGGTAGACAATTTATTGCAGAACATTCAGATGAAAACAATTTTGATTTTCATTTTTTCTTTGAAGATGATATGTTTTTTTATTTAGGTGAAGATGAATTTTGTAGAAATGGTTTTAGAAGAAAAATAAAAAACTTTTATAATATCATGTTAGATATTATTAATATTGAAAATTTTGATTTTTTAAAATGGAACTTTTCTGAATTTTTTGGTGATAATAGTAAACAATGGGCGTGGCACAATGTACCTCAAGATGTCAGAGAACGTTTATTTCCTGAAAGACCAAGAAAATCGGAGAATGATACAGGAAAAGAACCTTATTTGAAATATAGGAATATAAAATCACATAAATCAGTACCATATGCAACAGGTGAAATATTTTATTGCAATTGGCCACAAGTAGTCACAAAAGAAGGAAATAAAAAAATGTTCATAAATACAAAATGGGCACATCCGTATGAACAAACATGGATGTCATATATATATCAACAAACAGTTGAAGGTAATATAAATCCAGGAATATTATTAGCAACACCAACAGAACACAATAGATTTTATCATTATTCAAAAGAGGAAAGAAGAGAAAATTAACATATTTATTTATATCATAATTAAGTTAAAAATAATATATGGACCCCGATGGTGATAAACAAAATAAAATCTTTAAAGGACAAAAATATTCGTTTGAATTTTTACAAAGATACATCACTTGCACTTTGTTTATTTTTCAATCCATTTGGGTTCGATGCTGTCCAATATTATTTAATGGAAATTACAGGAAGTATTTGGAGAGCCAATTTGATTATGTATTGTATTGCGGGTCTTTTTTTTGGTTGTTATATTTTATTAACCAAATTATTAAATAAGTCTAACATCGTCAATCAAGAATAAAATATTTTTTCTTTTTTGAACTAACGATAAACATTTTTCATATTCTTCATACTCTTCGGATTCTAATATTGTGATTAATTTATTAATAATCTCAATGAATAATTCGAAATCATTAGTGTATGATATTATACTTGTCCTGTTTTTATATACATTTAATGTTGTATCAGTTGTTTCCATAACAAAGTCATAAACAAAATCAATATCAGATTTTGAATTATTTTCATTATGTAATATTTTAACTGCTTGAATCAAAAAATCATAACTCATTAGATACATGGTTATTTTTATAATTTATTTTTTTTTCTAATATTCTGAAACATTCGAAAAATCCAATACTTTCAATTTCGTTTCTTGTTTTTTTGAATGAATCATTTGAATTGAAAATTATTTTATTTCCACAATTTATATTGTAAGACCAAAGATACGTATTTATCATTTCAATATTTAAATATATTTCCTCATTATCAAAGAATTGAAATAATTTTTTCAAATCGTAATATTTAAGAATTGAAACACTAATAACACCAATATTAGGAAACATTGTTTCCACAAATTTTTTATATGAGTGCGGATATAAATATTCAATTTCATACCAATCCATATAATTAATTATATGTAAATAATTGTTTTTTTTATATATTAATATAATTAATAAGAAATAATTATCACTATTTGTATATGATTATACATGGATTTTATTATAACGACAATAACGAAACATTAACGGTAGAATTTACATTGTCTGATGATGACGATAATACATACAGGACGGTCTCATTAACATTTAAAGAAATAGAATACTATTCACCATCATTAATCAATAGAAATGATATGTATGAAATAGATGATATCTTTGTTTTTGAACTTATAATTGAATTTTTTTGTGAAAATAATTATACAGAAGAAAAATTATTGAGATATGTAATATTATGGAATTTTTGTCAACATAAAATTAAACAAGAATGAACAAATTTAAAAAATTTGAT